ATATAATATTATATAAATATTATAATATATAAATATAATATATTATATATATATAACGTTTGAGAGTGCGTTTTGTGACACGGTTTTTTGAAAATATTTTTCAAAAATAGTTAAGTACCTGTAAATCTTGAATATTTAGTTTTAGGGTAAATTAACGTAAATGGGGCAGTAAACCGCTATAACGGCCCAATTCCTTCCAATGTCCCCCGGATTCTGGGGCATAATTTCTTGGAGAAAATGTCAGGTGGCATTTCCCTTGCGCGGGGTGCCCCCCGCCCCCCGGAGCCACCCCGGTTGCGAACTAGTCTCAGTCCAATGCGGCATAGCAGCGCATCGCCCGGTCGCCTGAGAATCATTCTCATTCTAAGGTCCGCTGCATCGCACCACGGCCAGAGTTAAAGCATGGTGATTTAATTTAAAGCACGTTGATTTAAAAGGAAAGATGCGCACCAAAATGGTGCATTGCACTCTTTCGGTGCATCCGGTGCCCACGGCTGGCCAGAAGATGCATGATTCATATATCTTTAGCCTACTCTGGCAAATCCTCGCCGCATAGCAGCTGTGGCACGATACTTGCACGGTACTAGACCGGAACCAAATTAAAGCAGCGCTTGTGGATAACTTGTGCATAAATCGCGTAGTGCCACGATCGGGCATAGGGCAAGGGTAGGGCATAGGGTCACTGGTGCCGTGCTCATATCGCGTTTAAAACGTCCGCGCCCAAACCGCGTAACACGTGTTACGCAAGGAGTGACTGGGCTTGCATTACTCGGGAATAGGCGTAGTATTGGTCCTGAGACGTTTACCTTTTTCACCACAACAGGAGACCTACAATGGACACTACCGCATCGAGTGCCTCAGAACTGCTCCACAACGCCATGATCGGCGCGTGCGCGGCGGACTCCGCCGCTCGCAGCATCAAGGGAACCAAAGAGGGCTTCACAGCAACCATGCTGAAGGTTGCGGAAGAGAGCCCTGAAAGTTTCCTTGGGCTCTGCGAGGTTGAGGAGACCCGCATTCGCGGGTTGTCGCTGGAGTCGGGGGAAGACTTGAAACTGTCCCGCAACAAGGCCGGGACGGAATGGCTAATCCCCGGAACATGGCGGAACGCAAAGAGTGTTATTTCCGGGGCGATCAAACGCGGGGTCAATCTGGAACAGTCCTTTGACGCCGTGCGCAAAGAAAACGCCGAAGCCGCGAGAGCAGAGAAGGCCGCGAAGGCCGGCGGTGCGGACGCCGCGAACCTGGAGCCCGGCGAGACGTTTACCATCCCCGGAGACGGGCTTGGGCTTACGCTAGGCTTGCTGATCCGGGCTTGCGCCAAACTGACCAATGCGCAGGACCGCGAGCAGGCTGAGCGAGCGCTGCAAGGATTCATCGACACTGTCCACGCCCAGATAGACCGGCGGACGGCCGTGGCTGCCGAGACGGCCGCCGCTGCGGCTGCCGAGACGGCCGCCGAAGATACGGCCACCGAAGCAGCTGCCGCGTTGATCGAAGGCGCGAAGCCGCAGCCGAAGCGAAAGGGGCACGGCCGCAAGGCCGCCAACGGCTAACGCGGGAGAGAGAGAGAGACTACCCGACCGGGGAAACCCGGTCGGGGTTTTTCTCGCCATCGGCCTGCTTTGGTCGCTATGGCGGGCAAAACTAGCGGAAAATTCTGTGCTGCGTTTATGCACAACGTAACGTGCTATGCCATATCCGGCCCTATTGCTATCTATGGCGGGATATGGGATAATACGTACTCAGATATCGACTTTGTAACGCGGTCGCTCAAAGGCATGAGCGGGTAACTTGTGTGGAGACGCCTAACGCGACGGCTTAGGCGATGCTGGCGAATTGACGCTGCTGAAGCACAGACCGCACCTATTCCACGTAACACGTATTACGTCACTCTGACAGGAGCAACACGAAGATGTACCTTTCGCAGCATGAGATGACCGTACTTGCCCGTGTACTCGGCGCTTGGGCCGAGGGCGTGCCTACCAAGATCACGGAACTGGCCAGAGATGGCCGGAACATCGGAGCCCGCGCCATGGGCGACGACGCGGCGGCCATCGCCGCCGTGCTGGCGCGCATGTTGCTGGCGGCAGCAGCATCGCAGCAGAGTGCGGAAGAGGAAGAGGAAGGGGAATAGACATGAGTTCACCCAAGCGCACGGAACAAGAACGCTGGGCGCGAACAGCTAAGGCGCACGTCAAGGCCAGCAAGGCAGAGCTGCTGGCGCTTGGAGCCAAGTTTGCCCGCTATGAGGTGCCGGGAATCGGTCCCACGACTACCGAGACTGGTCGCGCAATCAGTCCCGGCAAGGTGACGCGCAAATCATGGAGTGTGCGCAAGACCCCGCGTGGCGTAGTGGAGAAGCCGCTAAGCGCGGGCATGGCAGTGCACCCAAAGCCACTAACCAGAACTCCGCTGCATCCCGAGTGTGGCACGCGACTGCACCAGTACGGCGCATGCGTGACGTTTGCGCGAATGTCGGGGGGCACTACGTGGTTCTTCCGGCTTGGGTTGTGTCTTGAGGCGCAGGGTAGGTACGCACTGCACTTGGGGGATGCCGTGCTGGGGTACATGGATAACGCCCAGCAGGCTCTCGGATGGGCGATGGCGGCAAAGAAACTAGGCGTGCCGGTGGCAATGGTGGACACCGAGTAGGGGGCATTGACAACTGTCAGGTGCGAGATGACTGGCCCAGCGTAACACGTGTTACGTGGAATTAACTTTTACACGCACAACGTGGAGAATTGAGCAATGATTAAAGTTATCGTTACGTGCTGGTTGCTGGCCGCAGCAACCGGGCTGGTCTACTGGCTCTTGGTTGAAGCAGGGAACCCGGACTACAAGTCCGGGAGTGAGTACGACCGGGACGCGGAACTTAACCAGCCGTGCCCGGATGGGCGTAAGCAGGACAGCTGGTGCGGATGCCTGCCGCCCGTGTACGGGGACGACTGTTAGCTATATGGGCACCGTTAAACGAATGTGGCTCAATGTACCGTCATCGCACGACGCGCTACACAGTTACCACGGGATGCGCGTACTTGCGGACGCAGATGCTCCCAAGGATTCCACAACCTGCCGCGTCTGGCCACTGTCCGGTGATATCGTATCTATGCAGGTGCCGAAATCGGCGCTGTCTACTGGATGGGGTAACAGATGAAAGGCACAAGGGCACAGCACACATCACTGCTGATGTGGATAGCAGCACACTTTCCAGAAGCTTCCCGCTACGTACACAAGTTGCGGGAGGAGGCGCGCATCGGCGTTGCCGATGTGTACGTGATTGCCAAGTTTCCCGGATACGTGGATGCTTGGCTGCTGGTCAATTGCCCGTATCCGTGGGTAATTGAGCAGCTGATAACCCACTATCGACGGATGAAACCGAAACGTGTGTCCAACCAATTGGGAGAATCTAGAGATGACCAACCAATGCGCACCAGTGCCAGAGTCGGACGTTTATCCGGGAACTCCGGACGAGTGGCGGCGCGATGACAGCGATCCGCAGGATCGCGCTGCTATGACGGGCTATGACGGAGAAATTTCCGAGAAAATCCCGGAGGATGGCGTTATAGATGTTTTGGAAGGCCGCATGATGACACCAGATCAGTGGAGAGACTTGGCCGAACTTGTCGAGGTGGCCATCGACAATTACAACAATGCGCTGATGGGTGGCAGACAAAGTGAATTTGTGGCTACCGTGTTCAGCGCCAAGCGGGATTCGCTGAAGGAGGTGCTAGCTATAATCCGGCGTGCCGTCTGACGTTGTACGTAAAACATTGACGAGGAGTATGGAGAATGGACAAGACGCAATTGGTGCAGTGCAAGTGCACAAACGAGTATCAGGACAAGACTTACGGCAAAGGGATGCGGGTAACTACACCGAAGAACAGCGAACAGGCGAAGAAGCACTTCGTGGTGCGGTGTACCGTGTGCGGAGCTGAGCACAGCCTCGGGATGCTGAAATGAGCACCATCGAACTGAAGCGGCTGCCGGGGTTGGAGGGCGAGCCCCGCCATGAAGGGGCCGAGTTGGGCTGGGTCATACAAGTAGATCGTTACGGACATGCCCTGTCTGGCTCGATTCACGACAGTCGTCGTGCAGCCGCTCAAGCGTGGAACGCCATGATCGACCGCATCATTGAGGAGTGCAGGAAATGAGACGTTTTAAGGGACACAAGTACACCTATACAAAGACGTTCGGGACTCCCCGCCATTCATGGGAGCTCAGGTCAGCCTTCGGCGGAATTCACTTTCATGTCAATGAATACAAGCATAATGAGGCTATTGGCCTTGAATATCACTCCGTAACTGGCAAGGGTGCGCCGGATCATATCAACTGCCCGATAACCGGCGGCCGGTGCTGGCACGCCGGAACCAGTCTCTACGCAGAAGAACAGCTTTGGCCGACCGTCAAAGAGTATTTGCGCTCTGGTGACCACGACGCAGTATTCAGCCTGCTGGAAAGTGTGCACGACTTGCGGTGGCGGGAGGTTGGAAATGAAAACTGAAGCTGAGGCGCGGAAGTCAATTTGCCCGATGACGATAGCAAGGCCAGCAGTAGATGCTTCGTATCCCTGCATGGCCAGTCGCTGCATGGCGTGGCGATGGGAGAACTGGTGCGCCGCAAAGGTGCAGGGGTCTCCGCCTGATCACTACGGCTATTGCGGCATGGCGGGAGAGCCGAAATGAGCAGCCCGTGCACAGGCGCTCGCAGGGGCTTAACAGCGTACGAAAGGGAGGGTAGGAAATGACAACGGAAGCTGTGCAACTGATAACTGAAGCTGCAACGGCGTGTTTCGTGACTGCTGCCGTGTGCTGGACGTTATTCCGCACATTCAAACTCATCGCAGACAGGGAACGGGAACTAAACTCCGCAGATACAGGGGAGAGCGAGGAATGAGCAAATACGAGTTTACTGGCGAGACGATGACTGCCCTTGGTGGTCGCGTCCTGAAGCGCATCCGGGCAACAACATCTTTTGGCGTTATCGTCTCAGGCGAGATCGGCGGATGGATTGAGAGAGAGGCCAATCTACAGGTCTACGGCGATGCGTGGGTCTACGGCAACGCGCAGGTCTCCGGCAACGCGCGGGTCTCCGGCAACGCGCGGGTCTTCGGCAATGCGCAGGTCTCCGGCAACGCGCGGGTCTTCGGCGATGTGTGGGTATGCGGCAATACGCAGGTCTACGGCAACGCGCGGGTCTTCGGCGATGTGTGGGTATGCGGCAATACGCAGGTCTACGGCAACGCGCGGGTCTCCGGCAACGCGTGGGTCTACGGCAACGCGCAGGTCTACGGCAACGCGCAGGTCTACGGCGATGCGTGGGTCTACGGCGATGCGTGGGTCTACGGCAACGCGCAGGTCTCCGGCAACGCGCGGGTCTCCGGCAACGCGCGGGTCTTCGGCGATGTGTGGGTATGCGGCAATACGCAGGTCTCCGGCGATGTGTGGGTACAGATCGGTCCAATCGGATCACGCTCTTCGACACTGACGGCTACGCTGGATGAAAATATCGGTATCCGTATCACGACCGGCTGCTTCTCCGGCTCGCTTGATGATTTTGAGCGGGCCGTCAACGCCACGCACGGCGACAACCAGCACGCGCAAGACTACACGCTGGCAATCGCGTTGATCCGGTCGCGGCTTGGAAATCAATTCGGGATGCTGGCGCTCAGCGATGCGGTGCGGAAGTGGGAGGAGCTGACATGAATAACAACACGTCTACAGCACAGCTATCTATCGTTGCCGTCACGACTGGAGCTAGTCCTAATCGGCGCGACTATGTGATAGAGGTTAACGGGTCCGCGTTTCCTCTTGAGGAGCTGATGACGGACATCCAATCGTGGGCTGGGTATACGCTTGTACCCACTGGTAGTACGCGTGACGGCAAACCTAAGTACCGACTGACGCGCATTCCGAAATGGCTGCGTGCATCGGCTAAGGCTGAGTAACACGTGTTACGTACAACTTAACTGAAAGGAGTGCCAACTATGACTAAGCAGAAACTACTTGCTCAATTTGTGGCCCGTCGGGGTGCCTTATCCAACACACTTGCCGCGCTTGAGGATACAGTTAGTTGTGGTTAGACGGGAGTTATCACGTGAGTATTCGGGATCACAGAAGTGGGCGTGCCAGAGCACGCCCAACAGAGGCAGCAATGACTGCGCTGCGCGAACGCAGAACTGAGGTAAAAAGGAGTAGACATTTCAAGGAATTAGCAGAGCACTTTACACTGACGGCTGATGATTTTTACGACGCCGCTACAACGGAGGATATGGACGATGACTTCCAGCAGATTAACTGGGAATAAATCACCACGCAGGCTCGGTGCGTGGGGCGTTGCGGATAAGATCTTGACAAATCTTATCTATACAGCGATCATTGTGTTTCTGTTGACGTGGAGCGCTGCGCTGTGGGTTAACGTGATTGCTGGCCCAAGCAGCGAAGCACTAGCCGTCACCGGTCACGTTTTACGTACAACACAGGATGAAGGAGCACACCATGACTGAGATCACATACGTCGCTGAGGAGCACGTGCGTCCACCCATGCTCACGTACGGCCAGAACTTTACAACGTTGCACAAGTACATCACTGCGCGTACCCGCAGGACCTCGGAAGGTGTCGTACACGCAATGGTCAGCCCGATGACGCTGTTCGGCCCGTACCGTCTTGGCGGAGCAAACACGTTTGCTGCGTTTAGGTGGAGGGGGCCTGACCACATCTATAAATTTGCCGGTGCCTCGTTCTACGTCAACTCAATCCCCGAGTTTTGCGGAGGAGTTTCGGTACATGGTGGGCGCATAGCTATTGGGAGTGGATCGCGTGCAGAGACGGCCTTCCCCGAAGCGGCAGGTGTGCTCGATGAGGACCGAGGCATAGTGTATGACGGCTATCATGAAGAGTTTCGAGTCCTACCTGACCGCGTACGCGCTCAGCAGAGCAAGAGTGCTAACCTGCTCCGTCGCGCTGAGCTTGGGTGCAGTGAGGCGTACAGCATAGCGGCGCTGCTGGGATACGATGAGAGCTGGGAGATACCAGACAACATCGCCATTCAGTACATCCTTGATACGATGGCTGATGCACTACTGGCGATCATGCAGGAATGGCACTGTGTGCGCACGTGCACAGCGTGGGATCGTGCAAGTACCAAGCAAGCTAAGCCCGGAACGCTTAGTGCTATGTTTACTCGGATGCGCGCGCGTAAGGGGAGCTACGTGGTTCACGAGTTGGCATGGGCGCGTCATCACCGCGTGTACCCGTCGTCGGTCCGGTATAACTACAACGGCGGCGGTGGTTGGTATTGGGACCACGGGAAGGTTGATGTTGCCGCAGGCAAGCCCGTCGTTAACTGGAATTCTGGCCGCGTATGCCGTCAGTACACGGCTGTCCGTAAAGGCCCACCTAAGCGGGCGGCGCTGCCGCAAGACTCGCAGTTGGCGCCCTCGCGGGAGCGAGTGGTAGCAGAGCTTCGTCGCATGAATACGGAGATAGATCCAATGACTGGGCTCAACGCAATCACTACACTTGAGCAGCAGGCCCCCCTGTGGATGCCAGCGGGCAATGTATGCCCTGCGGGCGAGGTTGCGCTATAGGTGCGTTTTACGTACAACGCTAGTCGTTATGTAATTTCCCATGTACTATCGGAGGAGCTATGACTAAGTCTACAAGGACCGATGGCGCGAAATTGACGTGTACACTTGGGGCTGACCCGGAGGTGTTCGTTGAGGGCACAGCAAGCGGGCGGGTTTTGCCGGTGTGTGGCTGGCTCGGTGGCACCAAGAGTCGCCCGATCCCGCTTGGTGGCGCGCGCAGTAGATATAAGGTGCAGGAGGACGGGATAGCGGCTGAGTACAATATCCCACCAACCAGTAGTGCCACTGCATTTAGTGCGGCTATAGGACGAGCCACCACACTACTGGCGGAGAGGATTGCTGACCTGCGGCCGGGGCACGGTTTGCGGTACTCGCCGGGTATAATGATGTCAACTAACGAGCTTTCGATGTATCCGGCGGCGTACCGCTTTGGGTGCTCTCCAGAGTTTGACGCCTACGCTGAGGGGGAGCCCGTCCCGCAAGTAACTCCAGCGGATTTGGTAGTTCGCGACTTGGATTATGGGGAACCGCACGAATGGCGCTTTACTGGAGGACATCTGCATCTAGGAATGAGTGTCGAGGGCAAGTATGCACTGGACATTCCGCACTATGTCGTGGCGGCTATGTGTGACGTGCTTATTGGGTTGCCGAGTATTGAGTTTGATATGCAAGGTGCGCGTCGCCGCTTCTACGGACAGGCTGGCAGGTACCGGCCCACTAAGTACGGAATCGAGTACAGGGTACTCAGTAACTGGTGGACTGTTAGTGGGAACGACGCGTACATGGCGGGCTCATGGGCGTTCCACACTATGCGGTTCCTTACGCAGGCGTCCGCCGTTGAAGTTCGTAAGTTGTTTAACGAGATTCCGTGGGGGGAGGTGCGGCACGCAATTAACTACGAAAATGTGGACCGTGCGCGAGTCTTGTATGACTACGCTGTGCGCCGCATCGACGATATATTTAACCACAATAGTTCTTTGAGGCTTATGGAGGAGGTCGCATAATGATTGCTGAAGGTGCACCCGAGGCTATGAATATCCCTGTGTTCGTGTATGGGTCTCTCAAAACTGGGCACGGCAATAACCGATTGCTCAGTGACCCCAACACAGCTCAGTTCTACGAGACTACGCACATCGAGGGGCAGTACAAGCTCATGGATATGGGCCCGTACCCCGGGCTTATCCGCAGCCAGAAGTATGATCGAGCTGCTATAGTGGGCGAGCTGTATTTTGTATCAGAAAATGTTTTGAAGGCGCTTGACATACTGGAGGGCAATACCTTCTACTACACACGCAGCAAGGTGGATGTGTGCCTGCCTTCCCCCGTAAAGGCGTGGTGCTACTTCTTGCCAGTGCGAGATGCGCGGGACTCCACTATGATGTCAGGGCCGGTTCAATGCTGGCATCCGTCAAAGGTGGAAACTGAGTACATGAGCACCCTACGCGACACTATAGACAAACAGGCGGCCTGAACCATGCCCACGTACATAGCTGAAGTAGAGGCGTTACCATTAGGTGAGGAGGATATGCGATTACTTAAGCGCTTTAGTTGGATAATTGCTGGCAACTCGTACCATAACGTGTACACTGAGTTGCTCACTCGTGTACGGGATATGCGGGCACGCGTAGTCAAACACAGCATAGAGGTCTATGGCGGAAACGTGCCGGTGACGCCACCGCCCGTAGCACTGCCGCCTCCGCCTGTTCGCGAGACGCCAGTGGATGTATTTTCGGATTACAGGCACTTTACGTTGGTTACGAGGGCGCCGAAGTCCGTGGATACTGAATGGCCGACCCCGCCATCCACACAATCCCGCTACAACAGTCAATGGAGGAGCGACGACTATGCAAGTTACACCTAGCGACCTCAGCTTGCACGACTTAAGTCAATGGTATGCTCGCACTTGGGTGCACATACTAGGGACCACTGGTCCGTGGTACGCAAGCCGAGTACGGGACGACGGGCACCTGATGTGCTCCTTGAACATGAGGGTCAGTGATGAAATACCAACCCCATCGGCGATGATTCTTGGGCATTGGCCCAAACTTGGGTACATTAACGGCCCGAAGGGAGTGGTGTTTTACGTACAACGCCAAGTCGCTAAGCGGTACTCTAGGTCATTGAACTTCAGCGTGATACGAATGTCAGTACCAGACGTGTTGTCGGCGGGGCGCATCGATGGCGTGTCCGGCGAGGCTTTGACTAGCGCTGGGTTTGTAGAGCGCTACCAAGTTGCGTTTGCCGCAGCGTTGTGGAGCCCCGAGTACCCGGAATTTGGTGCCGCTGTCGAGCGCCTTACGCGGGCATCGGCGATTCCTGCTCACGGAGCGGCGCTGTCCCCACGAGTGGCTGTGACGGTGTGTGGTGGAGGTAAGCTGTCTGTGTGGTGTGACGGGGAGCACGTGGGGTACTGGGCGGCTGACACTGGGCTTGTTTTCCCTGAGTATCTTGAGATTGACCCAATAACTAAATCGACAGTAACTAAAAGGATTACCGTATGAGTAACGCGTACACGATTGCTGAGCTGTTTCACCATGGTGGTCCCTATGACGCCGAGGATGGTGCAGAGGGGCGAGGGTATGATCCAGCACTGCTGGATGAGACCCGGGTGGGCATTGAGTGCGAAGTTGAGATGGCCGGGCAATACCTAGCAGCTGGGGCTCTGCCCGTGCCGTGGTGGACGACGGTTAGGGACGGGTCTTTGCGCAATGAAGGGCTTGAGTTTGTGTCCTCGCGCCCAATGGCTCTGTCAGATGCTACGCAGGCGCTGAACGCGTTCTATGTGACCAAGGACCACTTCGGGTTTGTGGAGAGCCCACGCACATCAACTCACGTACACGTCAATGTACTCGGGCTGACGGTACCGGAGGTGCTTGCCGCCGTTGCTGGGTATTGTGTTGTAGAGAGCGCCTTGATGGCGGTGTGCGGAACTCAAAGGGAGGAGAATATCTTCTGTGTACCGTTTTACCGCGCTCCGGGGGCAGTACACCGACTTATCTGGCTAGTTAGGGGCACGTCATTATCGGGGTGGGGGGACTTCTCCAAGTACAGCGCGCTTAACCTAGGTGCCATTGTCAAATTTGGCTCTATAGAGTTCCGGCACGCCCCGTTGTGGCCATCCCATGAGATGTCACTGCGGTGGGTAACTGCTGTCTACGATCTGGTAGAGAATTCCAGAGGCACCACGGCCGAACAGGTGATGACTGAACTTGTGGATTGTGGGCACCACGCGGTATTACGACGCCTCGTGCCGGGGCTGAGCGCCCGCTACGAGCTACTGTTAACAGACGAGGATAGCCGAGAGATGGGCGTCAGGTTGTGTGCTAAGTTGGCCGCTACTCGTGTAAACCCGTTCTACTTACGTGGCGAGATGTCTGCTGACAGAGGCTCTGAAGAGGCTAGGGAGGCAGCAGCCAAGCGACTGCCTTGGAAGTTTGATCGTTTAGTTGGGTAATGGAGGACAGTTAGAGCATGTGTGGAATCATAGGGGTACTAAGTGCCTCGGGCGCAGATCCGCTGAAGCGGCGGCAGTACGTAGAGCAGGCGCTGTTGGTGGGAACGCTGCGCGGGAAAGACGGCACGGGGGTTTATATGGTGCCCAGATCTGCACCCACCACTCCACGTGCACATTGGGCCAAGATGGCAAGTTGCGGTAGCACATTTCTGAAGGAGGCTGTGGCTAAGGACGCGCTTAACCGAGTGGCAGGATCGTCCATCGTAATAGGCCATAATAGATCGGCCACCGTGGGAGGGGCGAGCACCAAAAACACACATCCGTTCACAGAGGGTCCGATCACTCTCGTGCATAATGGCACAATCCATAATCAGGAGGCGCTTACTTCTACAGAAACTGACGTTGACAGCCACGCCATTGCCCACGCGCTTGTCGAGAAGCCGGTTAATGAGATAATCGAGGGGATTAATGGTGCGTTTGCACTGTGTTGGTATGATGCCAGAGACGGCTATCTGAACATCATAAGGAATATGCAAAGGCCGTTGCACTTTGGCATCTCGTTCTCAACGGACTCTGTGTACATTGCGTCTGAGGCCAAGATGCTGGAGTGGCTCACCGATAGACTTAATATAACCATTAGCAAAATCGTTCAGCCTGACCCGGGAGTGTTGTTGCGGTGGCACTACACCATGGATAGTCTATACCCAGAGGTGAGTAAGCTTGACGTGTCTGCGTCCTACTCCAAGGCCGCAAGCGGGTACGGATACTGGATGGGCTACAACGGTGCCGCCAACTCTAGGACTTGGCCAATGCCGGGATCGTCACCGCCCGCCCAGTCGGCTACTGAGGATGTAGCCTCGACCCAGCCTGACGTTGTACGTAAAACATCGGGGACGTACGTACACAAGGCGGTCGCAGTGCCGCCCACTATGGTTGAGCAACTGGAAGACGAGGCACTATCTCCGGAAGACCGCATGTTGTTTACTCCGCAGAAGGTGGAGCGGGTCACTAATAGAGGCAGAACACTAGCGCGCATAGTCGGCGTAGTCGGCTGCGCTGAGGTTCCTGCGGTAGTATATAACGTCTCCTACAAGGCCCTCGGCAGTAAAAAGTACGCTGCTGGGGACGTGATCGAGGGCCCGCCAAAGTTCTGGGTAATCTCCCCAATAGGAGTACGGTCACTTCACAAGTACGAGACGGAGGTTATAGGGCGTGTGGTGGAGTTTGACGCAAATCCTGTAGAGTTCGTCCCAGAATATCTCTACGAGCAGGATGCGTACTTCTTGTATGAGGGGGTAGACGCGCCAGATGCGGACGATACCTCCGCTGCTGAGGCGTTGGTCAGTGCTGCGGCGGAGCCTACGCAGTTGACATACCCCGGACCTCACGGAGCCAAGGTCTCTAGGGAGAGGTGGCTGAATCTGACCATGGACGGATGTTACGAGTGCGGTGATATGATAAAGCCGTCAGACGCGTTCTCGGTGTCGTGGATGTCGGCTCAGCAGTGTCAAGTTCCAGTTTGTTCTTCATGTAAAGCGAGGTTAGATAAAGATGCGAAAGCGGCTGTGCGCGTATAACGCGTTTAGTGCCAGCGCCAAGGGGCTTAGTCGGGGGCTTCGTGTGAAGCGCATCCGTGATCCCGAGGTGACGGCGTTTGTTCCTAGACATGACGACGTTGTGATTAACTGGGGGCGCTCTAAGGCATTTCCTCGTCAGTGGGCTGGTCGTGGCTGGCTGTTTAATGATCCGGCTAAGGTCGCTATCGCTGCAGACAAGCTCAAGACGTTTGAGGTACTTAGCGCAGCTGGCATCAAGATTCCCAAGTTCACGACGGACCCAGAAGTGGCTAAACGGTGGGCCAGAAAGCGGATTGTATTTGGGCGCAGACTGTTGCGATCCTCCTCTGGCCGTGGTATCGAGATTTATAAACGACCGGAGGATGTCAGTGATTCGTGTAGGCTCTACGTGCGGTATGTTCCGAAACGGGACGAGTATCGCGTTCATGTGTTTCGCGGTACGGTTATCGATGTTCAGAAAAAGATGCGACGCTCTGGTGTATTCACCGGGGACCCCGACCTGCGTAACATGGTTCGTAACTATGACAACGGGTGGGTATTCGGCAGGGCTGGGATTGCTCCTCCAGAGGATGTCATAACTCAGGCTACTAACGCAGTTGCAGCAATTGGACTGGACTTCGGGGCGGTTGATGTTGGCTGGACGGAGAACATCCAGCAGGCTACGGTATTTGAGGTGAACACTGCGCCGGGACTGGTGGGGACCACACTTGAGCGGTATATACGCGCCTTTCGGCGCATGATTGGAGGGCATGAGTGATGACGTTAAGCAAGGATCAGTTATGGGCGTGCCGTGATGCAGCGAAAGCTGTGGCGTATAATGTCCTAAAGCACGACGCGGACGCTGAAGACATTGCACAGAACGTGCTTGTGAAGATGTGGCAAAAATACCACAACTTTCAGGGATCTTCTGACAACTTGCTGCGAATAGCCAAGAGGTTTGCCACCAACGAAAGCATCGACGTGTTGCGAGCAAACAACAGACGGCAGGCTCAGCAACTGGAGCTAGACCTGACTGGAGACGGAGATGAGTCGATCGCGGATAGTGCGGATATCGCGTCACTCGACTCCCCAGACGACGTGCTTGAGGCCGAGGAGCAACGGGCGGCGATACAGAAGGCCATCAACGACCTTCCAATTACGCAAGTTGTGGCGTACTTTATGGCCGGAGACGGGCGGACATTTGAGGAAATAGCGGAGCACCTGAAGACAACAACAGCTAATGCCCGGCAGTTGGTGTCGAGGGCGAACAGTGAGCTACGGTGGGTGGCTGAGAATTATTAAGATTTCATTAAGATTTGATTAAATCTTGGTTAATAATTTGTAATGTCACAAACTACACTCTGAAACGTTTATATAATACTAAGTATTATATTTAATATAATATATTATATATAATATATATATAATTATATATTATATAATACTAACCAATTCACATAACGGAGGATAGAGTCAATGAAGCCTCACCAACCACTACCGTTAAGTCAGTTGCTTCTGCTGGACGTGCCGGTAGGAGCCACCGTCACTGCCGAGTGCCCCGCCTGTGGCCGTACCCGGTTCCGGGTAACGAACCAAGATGGCACCGGCTACCTGTACAATTGCTTTAGAGCCTCTTGTGGGTATAGGGGATATCTACCCCTCACCAACGACCGATCGTTGCTTGTAGGCGATCCTATTGCGCCTGAGAGGCAACCACGGCCGTTCCGTATGCCCATGTTCACGTTGTGCTCCAGTGAGGAGGAGTATTTGTACCACCGGGTGGGGTTTTGGCACCATCACGTGGAGCGTTCAAGGGTCCGAGTAACCGAGGACGGTGGGTTCGCGTTTCCGATCATTGGATCTAACGGGGAAATCAAGGGCCACCACGTCCGGTGGTACAACGGGCGCAGCCCAAAGGCCGAGACGTTCCTTGAGCAGGGAACCAAAAGTTCGTGGTACGTTGAACCACACGGTGACCCACGGAACGGGTGGGACGATGCTGTGGTGCTGGTTGAGGACATTCCCAGTGCTGTCCGGGTGGCGGCGTACGCCCCGGCTATAGCGTTGCTCGGTACGTCATTGGACCTTACCGAACTGCCGATCATCGGGGCCAAGTTCAAGCGAGTGGTGATAGCCCTTGACGGGGATGCGTTCGATGCTGCTGTGCGGTTGCGGAACCACCTTAACGGATGGGTGGAGTGGATTGACATACTGTTCCTTGGAGCGGACTTCAAGGACATGGAGGAGGCGGCGCTTGTGGATCTGATTCAATCGGAGGTGTTGGATGAAAACTAATATCGATACTGGGGAGTTTCGCGCGTTCAAGAAGATTCCACGACTGTTTCGTGATATCATCATCACGGAAAAGCTGGACGGAACTAACGCTCAACTGTATATCGAGGACATACCGTACCAAGAGTACACATCGCGCCAAGAGCACGTAGCCACCGTCCGTACTAGCGTGTACGCGGACAACGGCTTCGGTCCGGACGGTTTCGTCCGGGTGCTACGCGCAGGTAGTCGCACACGGTGGATAACCCCCGAGAATGACAACTTCGGCTTCGCCGCATGGGCGTATGACAACGCCAACGAGCTACTACAACTCGGTCCCGGACACCACTTCGGTGAGTGGTGGGGTAGGGGCGTCCAACGAGGCTACGGGCTAACCGAGCGCAGGTTCTCGCTGTTCAACACCACGCGGTGGGAGGGCACTCCTCCAGCGCCGTGCTCAGTCGTTCCCGTGCTGTACTCTGGGGTTAACGACACAGCAGCTATCGTGGATGCCCTGTGCAGGCTACGCGAGGGCGGCAGTCTGGCTGCACCGGGGTACATGAATCCAGAAGGAATTATCGTGTACCACGTGGCCAGTAATTACCTGTTCAAGGTGACGCTGGATAACGATGGGACACCTAAGTCCACGTTACAGAACTAAGGAGGAATGTATGCAATGTATGGACTGCGTGTACTATGAGAAGGACACCGTTAACCCAAGAAGCGGATGGGGGAGGTGCGGGAAGTCTATTCCTGCGTGGGCTGAGGCGAGCCTAAGCTATCGTGGGGAGCTGCCCGAACGGTTTAGGCACGTTCGTGGATGTGGGACCGAGTCGTGGGCGTACACTAAGTGCGCAACGTTCAGAGGAGAGTACAGCGGGGCTACCAGTTATGGATCTACCAGTTAACTACCGAGCATTGCTGCCGCATGAGCGCAGGGCCGTTCGTGAGAAGTATGTTGAGCTTCAGGGTGGTAAGTGCTATTTTTGCCAGAACGACCTTAGCGGTCCGCCCACACACAAAGTCAAATACACTAAGGTCACTACTGAGCTGTACCCAGAAGGTTTCTTCGACCACCCTGTGCACTTGCACCATGACCACAACACTGATAAAACAGTAGGTGCTGTGCACGCACGATGTAATGCAGTTTTGTGGGAGTATTACGGGGAGTGAGCTATGACTAGACAAGCATGGGACGAGCTTCAGTTGCTAGCTGACTTGGAGCGAGATGCCGGGGACATGTGGAATGAGGTACTTGATACGTACTTTGAGTGCAGGGCGGCGGGGGACAGCATTGAGGAAGCGTGCCGGTGCGCTAGGCGGGAGTGGGACATTTAACGGGGGCATGAATGAGTGAACGATCAGTACTAGTTGCGTGCATAAAGTCCCGCAAGGCGTGGGAGAGCGTGCACAAGGAGAACGCCGGAGATGACTTTAGCGAGCAGGGCAGGGTTGTCCTTGGTGCTATAGCGGAGTACTACAACAACGACCCAGAGGCCACGTCCACGGATGGCAGTATCTTGGCGGCTAGTGTTGCGCGACAGTACAACAACCCCAAGCACAAGAAACTGTTTAGCGAGCTTATAGAGGGGCTGGCGGGGGAGACGGTATCCCCACCGAACGTGATCTCTGACCTGCTGCACATGCGTAAAGACGTAGCGGGGAATAAGCTGGCCAGTGCTTTGATGGGAAGCACAAAGGCGGACATAGACGCCCTTGTTGCTGACTATCAACGGTGGTCGGTAGCTGCTGCTGCGGCAAGCTCTGATGCGGTCGCCAAGGCTATCCCGGTTATGCGTAGCGCTAACCTTGCGGAGCTAGTGGCCAAGGAGCGAGAGGAGGGGCTTATCCCGATACTGCCTCGGGCGCTTAACGATCACTTGCGGGGTGGGCTACGACGTGGGCACCACGTAATTGTCTTTGCCCAGCCGGAGATAGGCAAGACCATGTTCGTGATTAACGCTGTGTCTGGGTTCCTGCGTGCGGGGCTTACGGTGCTGTACGTCGGCAACGAGGAGCCCGTAGAGGACTTGATTATGCGCACGGTGGGGCGGCTATCCGGGATGACTATAGGGGAGATTGAGGCAGACCCGGCGCGCGCTGAGGCTAGAGCTAGGGATAAGGGCTACGACAACATCATCTTTGCGCCACTGAGCCCGGGGTCTCCCCCAGTGATAGAGTCACTGGTGCGTGAGTACAAGCCGGACGTAGTGGTACTGGATCAGTTGCGCAACCTCGACCTTGGGGAGCAGAACTATACTGTGAAGCTGGAGAAGGCGGCTACGGCAGCCCGCAACATAGCCAAGCGCTATCGTGTGGTGGTGCTGTCCGTGACGCAAGCTGGAGATAGCGCATCCAATAAGGACGTGCTGGATAAGGGGGACGTGGACTACAGCAATACGGGCATACCAGCCCAAGCTGACGTGATGATCGGTATCGGGGCTAGCGTGCAGAGCCTTGAGGCTAATAGGCGAGTGCTCACCTTGTGCAAGAACAAGCGTAGCGGCAGTCATGCTATTATACCGGTCACTGTAGAGGTGGCGTATAACCGAATGAGGGGAGAGTGAGGGATGTTGACACTATCGCTTAGCGTAAATGGCGTGCCCATTACCACCGTCAATGCGTACCGGGACATGGCGCACCCACTTAGCAGAGATGGCAAGTACGTCTACCAGTACAGTAGCTCTACCATGCCGATTGACATGACAGGACTTCCTGCTGTAAAGCTTGGGTCGGTGCTGCACCGCTTCTCTGACAAGATTAACGTGCTTGGCGAGTTGCTATTGCGGGATATCAACAAGGTTCCACGTGAGGGGGAGTGACCTGTGCTGCCCAAGTTTCTTACTCACCCGGATGTTGAGGTGTACCGGACGGGCTCGTGGGTAGCTCTTGATTTCGAGACTACCAACACTGACAGGGGATCGGCCCTCAACAAGGATAACCGGATCGTGTTCGCTCACTGGCGTACCAGTGATGGAAAGGCACGCTCTGTGTTTGCCGGGGAGTTTGAGTTACAGGAGCTTGTCAGTGACATAGCCAAGGCAGACTTTCTGATAGCGCACAACGCCAAGTTTGAGTTGCAGTGGCTGGAGCGGTGCGGGCTGGACTTGCACACGGTGCTTGTGTACGACACTATGCTGGCCGAGTACGTGATTGGCGGCAATCGGTGGCAGATGCAGCACTTGAGTCTAGACAGCATAGCTATGCGCCGATGGAGGCTAGGTAAGGAATCTGTAGTCTCACGGCTCATTAAGGCTGGCGTGAGCCCAGCGGCAATACCGTCGTCTTGGCTAGAGCGGTACTGTGAATTCGACGTAGCCCTTACGGTAAGGCTGTACAAGCAACAGCTTGCCGATATGAAGGGCACACGTCTGTTGCCAGTGGTGTACTCTCGCTGTCTGCTTACCCCAGTGCTTGCCGACATTGAGCGGCACGGGATGTACTTGGACAGTGAGCGTGTTGAGGAGGAGTACACCAAGGCCACCAAGGAACTTGACCGGCTTGAGAAGAAGCTAGCCGAGATGACGGGAGGCATCAACTTCAACAGCGGCAAGCAACTGGCGGAGTACCTGTACACTACGCTAGGTATACCACAGTTGACCAAGTACGGCCGTGTGAGGACTACGCCCAAGGGCGCGCCGCTGACTGATGCGGCGACGATCATGGCGCTTAAGCCTCGCAACGCCAAACAGCAGACCTTTATACGTCTGTACAAGGCAGCCAAGACCAGCGCACACGACCTTGGTTTTTACTTGAGGAAGTTTAGGCAGTGTGTAACAAGTGACGATAACGGGGTGCTGTATGCTGCGTTCAATCAGAGCAACACTCGCACACACCGGCTGTCGTCCTCTGGTAGACGCTACAAGGTACAGTTGCATAACCTGCAACGGGCGTATAAGCGGCTATTTCGGAGCCGGGCAGAGGGGTGGCTAATTGGGGAGGCCGACGAGGCGCAGCTAGAGTTCCGCGCTGCGGTGCACCTTGGACGAGACGCCACGGGCTTGGAGGATATCGCCAATCGTGTCGATGTACACACGGCTACGGCTGGTATAATCAAGTGCGATAGGCAGACGGCCAAGGCTCACACGTTCAAGCCACTATACGGCGGCACGAAGGGCACAGATGACGAGATGGCCTATTACGAGTACTTCCGAAAGCGCTACAAGGGAATAACCGAGGCCCAGAACGCTTGGATCAACACCGTACTACGTACCAAGAAGCTTGAGACGGAGTACGGCTTGATCTTTTACTGGCCCGATACGACTATGAGTGCTACGGGGTACATAAACAACACAACGTCCATATGCAACTATCCGGTGCAGGGCTTTGCTACCGGAGAGATAGTTCCATTGGCCGTTGTGTGGATGTGGCATCGCATCAATGACGGCGGCTACAGGATGTTCTTGATAAACAGTGTGCATGACAGCATCATCGCTGAGCTTCCTGAGAACGAGCTAGAGGCGTTCCACGTGTTGGCCAAGCAGTGCCTAGTGGTGGACGCCAAAGCGTCCCTGAAAGCCATATACGGCGTTACGTTGATAGTTCCGCTGGGGTGTGGCGTCACCAGTGGCACACACTGGGGGGCGAAGAACGAGGTCAAGTACGAGGAGGACTTGAGCACTGGGGAGGTAGTACAAGTGAATTAAATTGTCACAAAACACGTTCTCAAACGTTTATAGAGTACGGGGTATTAATTATTTAACTTACTACGTGAGGTAATACACGCATGGCACAAGGCATTGTTCAACGACTCGCTACCAAGGACTGGGAAGGCCCACAGGGCACAGTAACGCTTCACTCTTTCTTGCTGGAAGGCAACAAGGCGTGGTATCGTACCGGAAAGACTAATCCAGCCAAGTTCGGCATTGCAGTGGGCAAGTCCATCAAGTTTGCCTCTGACGAAAAGGGCAACGTGGACTACAAGTCCATTACCGTGCTAGCCGACGGCGAGGTGCAGCGGGCACCGGCTCCGCGCAATGCCGCACCAGTGGCGGCTTCGCGGGACTCTTACTGGGAAGCTAAGGAGGCCCGAGACATCGAGAAGGACGCTCGATATCAGAGCGTGGATATCCCACGCATGACGTACTGCGGTGCGCAGGAGTCGGCTATCAAGGTGGTGGAGCTTGCGTTGGCTAACGGGGGCCTTACGCTCCCAACCAAGAAGGGCGCTGTCCTCGATGCATTGCTTGACGCAATCGACACCGTGGCTGTTGGGCTCATGAAGAAGCGCATGGACGCCCCTAACCTGCTTGCTGATACTGCGCAGGCGGGCAGTACGCCTACCGAGGCCGATAGCGACGATACTCCCGACTACGACGACGAGTAATTTACATCATGCACGTGTGGTTGGACGGTGATATTGTAGTGTTTCGGGCGGGGTTCGCTGCTGAAAAGACAGCGTACTATCTGACAGGATCTGACGGTAAGCCTCGGCGCTTTCAGTACAAGAAAGAGGCTGAGTCCTACATGCAGACCCACATGATAGACCCCGCTACACTTGAGTCTTGTAGGGAGGTGGAGCCACTGGAGAACGCGCTGCACACCATCAAGCTGATGATGTACTCCATGATGGAGACGTTGCAGGTATCGCGGGACGAGATAACTGTGTGCCTATCTGGGGATGACAACTTCAGGTATCATGTGGCCAAGACCAAGCCGTACAAGGGTAACCGAGATACTGCACATCGCCCAACCCACGAGAAGGCTATTCGGGAGTATTTGCAGACTAGATACAAGTCTGCTGTAAGTGACGGAGAGGAGGCGGACGACTACATCGGAATCAACCACTACAGGCTGTGGCTGCAGGACCCGGAAGCATCAGTGATAGCTTCGCTAGATAAAGATCTGAACATGGTTCCGGGACTGCACTACAACTTTGCCAAGAACTTGGCTTATTACGTTGATCCAGAAGAAGCCGACAAGACGTTTTGGCGTCAGCTACTGACCGGGGACTCTACGGATAACATCCAAGGTATTCCCGGTATGGGGCCGGCTGGTGCGGCCAAGGTGCTAGCCAACGGTGGCCCGAGTGACTGGCCCCGGCTTGTAGCAGAGACGTACAAGAAGCACTACGGAGACGACTGGAGAACGGTGATGACGGAGATGGGGCGGCTTCTGTGGATACGACGGGAGCCGGATCAGTGGTGGGAGGTACCGGACTCATGTTAACGACGTACCTTACTGTGGCCGTAGCGAACTTTGGATTCATTTTTCTCAAAGCGTACCAGCAGAGAAATGTGGCGTTCGATAACTACGGGATGGTGCTTCCCACCAGCTTTGGGCTGGCCTTGACCGAGGTGTACGTAATAGCCAAGGTCGCTGTGCTGGGGTTTACGTTACCGCTGGCCCTGACAATAGGGGCCGCTGCTGGTGCGGGTGCGTTGTGCGCCATGCTGGTGCACAAGAGGTACCACACTAAGCAGCCTATGTTGGAGGGTCATTGTGGCGCGTCACAGGAAGCGAGTTGAGGCCAAGCGTGCCGGGTTTCGCTCAGGGTTTGAGAAGTACCTGAGTGACCGGGCATTCAAGGAAACGGGGATCAGGTTAGATTACGAACCACCAGAGGAGAAACTTAGATGGCAACCGAAGCCGCGATGGTACACACCGGATTTCCGTATACCGGGGACGAGGATACTTTTGGAGAGCAAGGGACGGTTCACATCCGAGGACCGAACGAAGGTCCTGTCTGCGATCGAGCAGAACCCCGGCGTAGATCTTCGTATGGTGTTCCAGCGGGACAATCGCATCAGCCCGGTATCGGATACAACGTACTCGATGTGGTGCCGCCAGCACAACATACCGTTCGCGATTGGAGCAATCCCGACAGACTGGTTAACTACGCGGTAGGGGATATAAACTCTACCGAGCGTGGATCTGGTGCACGCGCTAATGCCGGTAAGACTAGGCTCGACTTGGTGCCACTTCATCTGTTGACTAGTGGGGCGGATGTGCTTGAGTACGGGGCGGGGAAGTACGCCGAGTGGAACTGGGCCAAGGGTATGAACTGGAGCATCCCGTATGCGTGTATGTTACGTCACCTGTCAGCGTGGTACTCAGGTGAGGACATGGATCCCGAGTCCGGGAAGCCCCACCTTGGGCACGTGATGGCTAATCTGCTCATGCTAGAGCACTACGCCAAGGCGTATCCGGAGGGGGATGACCGCCCTAGTAGATGGTTTGGTGGGACAGACGAGGTGCCGTTCTGATGAATCAATTGCTACGATCTGACGACCTGACCCTAGTGGTTGGTGACGTGCACGTGTCCGCCGGGCAGGACGTTAGTCGCGGCAAGTTGCTCGGCTGCGCCATCAACGACCTGCGCCCAGACCGGGTGGTGTTTATCGGGGATCTGCTAACGCTTGACTCCCTGTCAGCGTGGGACAAGGATAAGCGTAAGAAGATGGAGGGTAGACGCTACCAGAAGGACATCGATGCCGGGAAGCGGTTCTTGGCGAACGTGTACAGCAGCGGTGGGCACAAGTGCAAGGAGTACATCCTCACCGAGGGAAACCATGAGGACAGGCTGTGGCGGTACCTAGACGGCCAGCCGCTATTCGACGGGGCGGTGGACTACAGGGAGGACTTGGGCATAACGGACCTTGGCTGGAAGTATGTTCCGTACAAGGAGCATTATGTATACAAAGGAGTATATTTTACACATGTACCAATCAATGAAGCCGGACGACCTGTTGGCGGGGACAGCGCTTGTAAGCGTGCTCTTGGTATCTATCAGCACAGCGTTGTTTTTGGACATACTCACAAACTTGCGTCAGTGGCCGTACATAGAACGGGCTCCGCACATCTTAACCAAGCGCTTAATGTGGGCTGTTTCTTTGAGCACGTTGACGATTATGCTTTGGGTAGCCTTACATCTTATTGGAGGGGAATAGTACTGCTAGACCACTACAAGACTGGCAGGTTCAACTGGTCACCAATATCGCTCGGTAAGCTGCGCAAGTTCAAGAAGACGGCATAATAATAATAATAGTAATAATAAGGGGAGGATTACGGTGCACCCAAAGCTAGCACGACGAGCAGTTATCATACTTAAGGATAAGCTCCAGAAAGAGGGCTCCGAGGCCGCCACGACGTACGTTAAACGGCTATGCCACGGGGCTGACGGTGGGGTATGGGAGATTTTGCGAGAGGCGCAGGCCAAGCACTCGGCTGAGGGCTGGGATATGGGGCTGGACACGTGAGCTTACGGGTGCACGACTACTACTGCGGTGGGTGTTCGTCTACGTCTGAGTTGTGGTTGGGGCCGGATGAAGTGGCGGTGTGCCCCGAGTGCGGTAGCACGGCGATGACAGTAATCTTCCTGAAGGCTCCGGCTAGCCGCCTTGAGCAGCGGCCGTACGACAAGCTGGACACATATCATGACTATCTAACCAAGCCCATAAAGGCTGCGGTGCCTAGTACGTACAAGAGCCGTAAACCAAAGCCCGTTGCTGGATAGGCTCTAGTGCGTGGGTCATTGGTGAGCGGGCTGTATTACACCATGTTTACATGGTGGTTTATAACTGCGGTTGTTTAGTCACTATGAGTGAGGGAATTATGCCTGATGTAAACCATGACACTGCGGATGCGCTAGCGGACGAGGAGTGGCTGCACGACTGGGGGTCGTACACGAGGCTGCACGACGAGTACTGCATCCTAGAGGTGGCGCTAGACATGTGCGAAGCTGAGCGGGATCGCTACAAGGCGGATGCTGCGGAGTTATTGCACGCTCTCACTACGCTCGTTAACCGGCTCACTATAGACGGTGACGCAGTAGACATTAACGTCGTGTTGGACATGTGTGAAACAGTCATCAAGGAGGTTCGCGATGGGTAATCACGACGTCCCTTGTGGAAAGTGTGGACTGGACCTCCGCATTCACAGGCACAATGAGGACACATGTCCCGGCCCAGAGCCGAAGGCTGCGCCGAAGCCGAAGCAAGTAGACGGAAGGACTAAGCTCGAACAAGTCCGCGAGTTGGCTGCTGAGGCAGCGAAGGTGACTCGTAGTGCTGATTTGTGCTATCGCGCAGCAGCGAACGCGATGGCAAGTGATGCCGTTCGCCAGTACGCCGCCCTGCTGGACGTGGTGGAGGCGGCTATCACGTTCATGAAAAGTGAACCGGATCGTCTCTCTTACGAAAAGGACTTGCTGGCGCTGGGCAAAGCGGTGCGAAAGTGGGAGGATCTGGCATGACCGAAATATTTCGCTGTCCACTGCTACCTGATGTGGAGCCGAAGCACCTCGGGGAGGTGAGGGCGTGAAATCGTCTGAAGTCTACCCTGCTATCACGCGCTTGGATGAGCACGGCAACCCGACGATCAGCAAGCGGGTAGCCGCCCTAATTAAAGCGGTACATCATGCTGGAGGAAGAAGCAGGTGTTGCCCGTGTTGCGGAGAGCCGTTTCCAGACTGTAGCGACGACTGCGCGCTAGTGGTGCTAGTGCGAGCAATTAACGGAGGGAGTGAGCAATGAAAAGCGAACGCATCGAACGCCTAGCCGGGATACCGGGGAAGCCGGAGGTTGCCCTAACAACAGGAGCAGTCTACCGCGTACTGCAAGGCGTGGAGCGCGGGCAGATAGAAGGCCCGCGTCGGTTTAGTGAGCGCGAGGCCATCAGCGCATGGAACACGATGGTACGCAGGATCAGGAAGCTGAATGCGGGAGGTGGAGAGTGACCGACCTACTCTCCCGCTCCCACGGCTATCTCTTGACTTTCTTCCGTTTAGCTCGTCGAGGTGTGTCTTTAGGGGCTGGGTTGAACGTGGGCGACGCCTCCCCCACTGGAGTGCCGTCCCACATTGGGTGAGGCTTAGTCGCTACACGTTTAATTACTCCCCGTTTAGGGGAGGTTTTAGCAGTCTTGGCCATGAGTAATTCCTCTCTTAACGCTTACGCTTTTTGGGATTCGGGTCGTACTTCGGAGATACGGCGTCTACGATCTTGGTGCTAATGTTGAACTTCTTGTTCAGGGCGGAGCCGGCAGCGTAGCCAGCCGCTCCAGCACTAGCGACAGCGTTTACTCGCGCAAACGCGCCGAGCATGGTCTTACCTAGGCTGCCAGCAGCGCTGCCAGTAGTGCGACTAATGCCGCCCCACTTCACAGCGGACCCGGTGCGCTTGGCACCACCAGCCTTAGCCCAACCGATCTTAGAGGGGCGGGCCTTAAGCTCGGCGGCCTTGGCCGCGTTCTTCCTAGTCATACCCTTAGCCCTATTCACCGCCTCGCTGACCGTCGGAGCGTGGCGCATGGCCTTGGCTGCGTTCGAGGAGTTGCTCATGGCGCTCTGTACATTCTTGCCAGTCCTGCCGGCCTCTACGCCCGCCCTGTGCGCTCTCAGCCGTGCCTCGGAGACTGACTTGGGGCCGCGAGATGACGCCGGGTTCTTGGGACCTGCGGTGTTGTACGGGTCGTAGCCCCTGCTGGGCGGAGTGCGCTTACTGGCCATTGTTGTATACTCCCTTGTGTAGTGGTTAGTGAAGGTTTAGATTAGTTCTGCTTCGGCTTTGCGCCTTAGCACCAGCCCCCTCAGCTCGCGTCCTCCAGCAAACCTCCACCGCATAAGTTGATTGGGCACATCGTCCCAATCCTCAGCTAGGATACGTTTGCGTAGAGTGCTGGCCCGCAGGTTAGCTACTCCGAGGTTGTAGGCAAAGTCAATTATCGCAGCTAGACGCCCCGGGGTATCTAGAGTCGGGCACGCCTTGAGCACCTCTGGCAACCGCTCCGTATACAGATCCAGCAGTAGAAAGCGCTCCGCTTGGGCTCCGGTAACCGGGGGGTCAGTTAGCTGCACGGCACTACCATCAGGGTAGTGCGTAGAGCCAAAGCCAATCGTGGGCACTCCGGCCGGGCACAGGTACGGCGTGGCACTGAACCCCTCCCAGCGCCGAATAAGCTCTATGGCCCGCCTCACGCCCTCGGGGATCATTACTTGCCGCGCTTGCTGAGCGTCCGGTCAGCGACGTAGATGCCGAGGATGGCACCCACCAGTTCGCGGTCCCACTCGGTGAGCACAAACCCAGCCTTGACGACCTCAAAAACAACCAACGCAATGGCAATTGTGGCAAGGGCTGGACGGATTGAGCCGTTCCACATGTCTAGGAACTTGATCCCGGTAGTGCGGCCCACGGCTGCGACAGCCTCGGCCCACGCACTGGCGTCTATGCGCGCCAAATCCGCGTCCTTCTGCACCGCGACAGTCTTGACACCCAACTCCGACTGCACCCGAATAGCCTCAAGGTTCTGGGCGTGGGTCTGGGCTGCCACCTTGGCTTGGGCGGCAATCATGGCCAACTCGTGAGCGTGAGTTTGACGTGCAGTCATCCACGCTGAGACTTCTCCCCACAACAGGCGAAAGGCGGAGCCCCCCAAGAACGACACTAAAGCAGAAATCATCACTCAACTCCTCTGTAAAGCACTAGCATCAGTGGCACACCCCGGCATCTGCGCCGTTACACACCGGCGACTCCATCCAAGGAGAGAACCTCCGGTCAGGCGGAAACGATGGGACTATGGTTCTAGCCATTGCACACTCACACGGCTTGAACCACGGAAAGGTTACCATAACACTGGTTATACTTATGGGAAAGTTCCCCCAGCCCATGTACGTCTTTCCAGCACAATCCCCCGTTCGTATTTGCGTAAGCTGATCCCCGGGCAGCGGTCTGCCATCTACGTCAGTGGTTGCGGGAGTCCACGTTACAGTCTCGGCAGTGGCCTGCGGGCCTAACAGTGCTACAGCAAGCAGCAGGGCGCTGAGCCCCAGCGTCAGGGCAGTGGTGGCCCTAGCCAGAAACGTGTACGACTTACTGTACATGGACATGGTTTACTTCTTGTCATCCTCGGGCACCTCCGGCAGCAGGTGCTGCGGGAACCCGAGGGCACTACCCATCACCGTATACGCGTCCTCGTACGACTTGATGCTACCAAGCCCCTTAAGGGCACGCACAGCAGCGCCCATACGAGGGCCGCTGGACGCGTTAAACCGGGATATGGTAGTGTTTACAGCATTCCTATTCTCGTCTGTTACGGTAACACCGTCCCGTACCCGGAGTGTAACAGCACCAGTGGACGGGTGCACATCAATGACGTACATCGCCTTGCCCGGGGCGTCGTCTACCCTACCCTTTGCGCCACCGCTCATAGCAGCGGCAGCATTAAAAAGCAGATTATCTACCGAGCGCTGCGCAGGAGCAGAGTGTTGCATTCCCTTGTTGGACTGGTACGCGATGTACGCCAACTCCTGCTCCAGTACAGGCCCAGCCGACGCCAGCAGGCGCTTCTGCGTTTCCGGGTCCATCGTAGCGGCGGTGGACAAGAACCGGTCAGAGCTGAGCGCCCTGACAGTGGCCCGCACAAGCCCGTCGTCCGGGGTGTACGGCCTGCCAGAGGCCCGCCCTGTGATAATTCTATCGCCAAGCTCGCCAGTAACGGCGATGACCTGCGCCGTAGCGGCTACGGTAGCGTCTGGACTAATCTCCTTTGGTGCCTCTAGAGCAACACGTTGCTTATCGACAACCACTGCCACTGCAGCGTCAACGTCCTTGGGGTTCTTGATGTCCTTATGTGCGCGTGCAGCATCGAACGCGTTGTACCCAGTAGTGGCGTTAACCTTACCATCAGGGGACACGAGTGGCACCGAGCCTGCAGGAGCTGCCCCATACGCCGACAAGTCGGACGCGTGTGACACGGACTTGGCCGCATCAGCTATGCGGCGGGCGAGGCTCTCCGACAGGTTCTGGTTGACGACAGCGGCTAGCGGGTTGTTGCTGCGCGCTGCATCGGCGCTGAGCTTCTGGAGGGCGATCTCCGCAAACCCAACCGCGTTTTCGGCAGCCACTTTATTAACCTCTTGAACGTACTTCATGGTGTCACTAAACTCCTTAGTGCCAACCAAGGAAGTGTACGAGGTTACGAATGCGTTAAACGGCCCCCAGTACGCGTCCCACTGGGCGGGAGAGATACGCTGGCCCACCACACCGTTGGCTCCCAGATCCCGCATTAGCTGCGACTTGTACTGTTCAGCCTCCTGCTGTAGGGCTACCCGAACACGGTCGGCGTTGCCTGAGTTCTTGATAAACTCCGCTATAACCGCCGGATCATTACTGCCCACCACCGACCCAATACGTGCGTCGAACGCGGCGCTGATACCGTCAATGATGGCACCACCGTTGGCAGCGAACACCTGATTGATCGAGTCAGTTACGCGCCATCCCTCGACTTCTCTGTTGTTGCTCAGGATAGCAGTGGTCTCTACGGACTGTTTGAAGGACTGGTGCCGCTGTGCGGCCTTAAGGTACTTGTCCATCCAACTGACTAGTTCCTGAGGACCAGCGGTGGGCGGCGGGGGCTCCACCCCAAGGATTCTGCTGTTCTTTTCCAGCGTCTTGCGGTACTCTCCGGCCGCGGCGGCATTCGCTTGGTTATCCTTGGCAGCTTGCACGGCACCGTCGTTCAGGTAGTCCACCATCTCCTGAGTCTGGAGAGAGGCTGTACCGCCCAGCCCAGACGAGTTGGCTACCTTGAGGAAGTCCGGGATAAGTCTCGGGTACCTTGCGGCGTACTCACGAAAGATGGCCTCCTTGCGCACGCCAAGTCGTTGCTGAGAAATAAGGCCCTGCTCGTGCGCCGAGGTCTCTGCTGAGATAGCGGCCAGCATCTCGTACGCCTGCGGGTTAACGGCCGGATCGCGCTCGACCTCTTGCCCACCAAACAGAACTTGATTCTTGCTAGGAGCGTCCCGCTCCTTAATGAGCCCGTGCAACTCCGCCTGATAGGCTGACTCCTCAGCGCTCAGCGCCTCGGTAAGCTCATTCACACGCTGCTCTATAAGCAGCCCGCCACCGACGGTGGCCGCGGCGTCCAAGGCGCGGTCGAGCCCGGCAACGTCAAAGCTGACTGGAGCAGCGGAGCCTACCGGCCCACCGATCTGCTGGATAACGGGATTCTCTATTGGCATAGTCTTGATACCTACCTAGGGCTACTACTCGTTGGGAATAAAGTCAGGATACGGCGCGTTAAGGCTCTCTATCATCAGGGGCACGGCCTCCTCAGCGCTGTTGATCTTGGCCTCAAGGGCCGCCACCACGCGGTCAGCCTCCTCCGTGGGCATATTCGACATCCGAATAGCGGCGAACATCCACTCCTTCGGCTGCCCGCCCTTGCCGAGGGCGGCCTTGACAATAGCCTCCTCAAGGGACGGCTTCTTGATCGGGCGGTTCTTCCTGAGTGCGTTAAACTCGGTGTAGAACGCGAACTTCTCCACTGGATCACGGGTGGCTATGATGACTTCCTTCTCAAGCGCAGCCGCTGTCTTGTACATATCTTCCGTGATCTCGTCGTTGCTGTACCGCACCACTAGACGCAGTATACGCTCATAGTAGTTCTCGGCGTCGCTCTTTGTGGACTCGATAAGGTCCTTGGTCAGGCGCGAGGAATCGCGCATGGCGCTCGTCAGGTTAGACCTAATCCTGAACTCCTCTGGACTGACGCTGAGCATTCCCGACAAGACCACCTCGCCGATCCGCGCCTTCACGCTGGATATCTGCCCATTAGCCGCTTGCCAATAGCCCAAGCTGTTGGCTACGGCAGCCTGCTGAGCACGTGAGTACCCAGACAGGAGTCCACCAGCAATGGCATCCAGAGCGTGCAGCGCCTTCTTCTCGTTCCACGACACATCGTCCGGAGCAGCGAGAATATCCAGAGCCATTCTGCCAGCCTTGAGGATACGGCTGCCCGCTTCCCATGATACGCCGGAGAAGCCCTCGATAGGGGCAGTATTGAAGGCAAGGTCCACGAACGTTTGGGCAACACGGCTGATGCTGCCAAGCGGCGCAAAGTATCCACTAAAGTCTGAGTCTGCCTTCTCGTCCCCTGTGATGGACTGCAGCACGTTATCCAGAGTCCAGTCGATAAACCCACCGGACACAGCCTCCACCAGAGCTGGATCAGTTATGCCCAAGTCGGCGGCTTCCCGCTCAAACAGCGATGACATCCCGTACGAATCTGCCCCGAACAGGAACACCTGCCCAGCGATGATATACCCCGCCTCTTTACGCGTGAACGCCTTGTTCATGAACGTCATAGTCAGGAGCGACTTATGAAAGAAGCTCATGAACTGAAACGCCAAGCCAAGTACACCAGTCTGGTATCTAGAGGTGTTTGGGCGGATCATGGCCGAGGTATAGTCGATTGCGGTTTTGGTGGCCTCCGACCACTGCTCGTTGGTGAGTTGGCTAAACTGCTTGAGCTTATTAGCCTTCATCGTCTTGCGCACAGCCAACAGGAACGATATAGCTTGGTTAAAGCCCTCGCCAGAGACGATACCCTTCTGCTCAGCTTTGCGGCGCAGCGGGCGCAGCGTAGCGGCCCCCCACGCCTTAGACGCCAAGTGACCTGCCTTGGACATGGGGATATCGGCAGCCTCTAGCGGCACCTCACCTACAACCGCCCGGATGTTAACGTTATTCGGCATACCGGACTGGGCATACCTGTTAACCAGCAGGGCGTACTCCTCCGGAGACACGCGCATCAGTGCGGCGTTGCGGCGCATAGCCGCCTCGCTGACCTCGCCGTACCCGGTGTGTATCATATTCTGGGCGTGGATACCCTGACGAAGGGCGCGAGCGTCCATCCACGCCCGACCCGTGGCCATGTAGGCTGGGTCTAGCGCCATAAGGAACGTGTGCTGAGATACGTTAAGTACGTACTGCTTAAGCGGATTAGCTATGATAAAGTCGAAGTAGGTAAGTTCCTTGGCCGCTTGAAGCGCGTCAAACTTCCACAGTCCACGGGTGGCCGCCTTGCCGGCGGTCTTGCCCAACAGACCAGAGTCATACAACCACTCGCCCATTGCAATCATCTTGGACCGAAAGAAGTGGCTGGTGGGGTCGTTCACCCCACGCATGTACTGAATGTACCTAAACGACTCCAGTGCTGCCGTGCCCAGCTTCTTGTAGCCGGGGGTGTTGGCCACTAGACGCAGGGCCTCAAGCGCGCTGTCAACCGAGTTCACATCCAGATTAATGGTCACCCCGGCGTTCTTCAGAAGGTCCTTGTACTGCAACTCCCAGATGCGAAGCATGTGGTTATTGAAGTCTTCCATAGACAGTTGACGCGCTATGACACGGGCGCTCTTAGCGATGGTATTGATGGGAGCTACAATGTCGGCTAACCCACCAGTGGCACTCTCTAAGTGCACGGTGCGGTCGTCGTAGAACAACCGCCCCTCCATCTGCATCAGTTCCTGCGTCGTAGCTACGTCGTCGAGGCCGGACAGGCGCACGTCCTTCTTTATCTCGTACGTGTAGTTGTCCTTGGTATTCTTGGCGAGCAGTGCGTCTCGGGCAGCCTCCGCCTCCTTACGGCTTCCGGCCATCATCACAGCAGAGCGGTGGGTGGTGGATTTCCCGTCAACCATAGCCCCCTTTATAACCCTAGTGATGACGTACGGATCTTCGTACATCCGGGGGAAGTACCCGTGAATGTACTTCAGCGGGGTGGAGCTAAGGTTGCCGAACTCCCAGAGCTTTCCGTCCTTGGGGTCGAACTTTACGTGGTACACAATCTCGTCCGTGCCGTTCACTGCCGGCGCGAGGTCTGTCTTTATGATGGTACCACCGGACTTGTACAGAGCCTCGGCCACGTCCTTGGACATGTCCTCGATCTTTCCGGTGGCTACGTTAAACACCCGGGTGACGTCAGAGGCCGCCGTTGCGGCCGGCACCGGCACTCCGTGGAACGCCGCAGAGCCATCCTTGGCCTTGATGGTCTTAGCTCCGCGGGCTAGCAGGTGCTCGTACACATGGGAGTTCTCCAGCATGTGCAGTGCGTCAAAGTACACCCTAGCGGAGTATACGCCACGCAGTTCCTTCTCCGAGAGAGTCTCCCCAAACTGCTCCTGAACCTCACGCATGGTGGGATTGCGCTTGTTCTTGGAGCCGAACGTTGCGCTCCACTCCATAGCCTGATTGACCTTCATCTTGGACTGCCAAGGAAGGTCCCACACCGGGGTGGCGATGGCGTCCAGCTTGGAGTTGATGCTGTTGCCGAGACTGAACAGCCTGTTGTAGCGGCGGTAGTAATCTCTATCAAACCACGAACTGGGGTTAGTGGCTATGTTACGGAAGCGCCCGAGTATACCCTTGGTGATGTCCATGACATGCCCAGTGGGCGAGGTAAGATAGTCCAGCGCAGTAAACGTGTGCTTACTGGTCACCTGAACATAGAAGTTACCCCTACGCTTAAGTTCGGCGGCACTGAGTTCGGCAGCCTCGTCCAGCGTCATAAGCGCTGAAATGTTTACCCCATCCGACGACCAGATGGAGGCAAGGTCCCCGGCCCCGCTCTTTAGCGCGGTCTTGGCTTGCGTGATTGCGTCGCGAAGTGTCCCGAACCCCTTTTCGTCCGACTTGCCATACATGACTCGGGCCTCAAAGCCGGTGCCATCGGCGTACGGGGAGATCGTGGCTCTGCCGGGGCGCAGCTTGCCGAACTTGGCTGAGCTAATGGCCTCGACCGTAGACTCGATCAGTGACTTCTTCTCAGCAACGCTGTGCAACTCGGCCTTAGCCGCCTGTGCGGCAGCCGACAACACATCGGCAAGTGCGGTGACCCGCTCAGCCTCTAGCCGCCCGGCAACATCAGGCACGTCGTCAATGGTCTTGGCAAGCATCGAGGGCAGTTGGGTCTGCGCAATGGTGGCCTTGGATACGTTATACTTGCCCTCAACGACAGCCTCAGACGACTTAAGCACATCAACCAGCTCGTTGGACAACGCGGGCTTGGACGCCCGTTGCATCATCTTGAGCACAGGCACAGCCGTGACGCGCATGGCCGCGCTCGTCAAGCCTGTGGTTAGGTGCGCAAGGCCCTTGATGCCGGTCAGATCGATGGCAGGAAACGCGGTGGAGGTTATATTGCCAAGGGGCCCTTCGGTAGTGTTGTTGACGATAGGGGTAAGCACCTCGTCCAAGAACGCGAACGCACTGTAGTCCGAGAAGAACACCGGGCTTTCCTTTACCCACCGATTCAGCCGGGCCAAGAGCACGTCACGATCAGCGGGAGATGTTTCGATGATCTTCTTGACAAGCGCCTTATGTACCTCGCCTACGGCTAATGACTTAAGCTCCAGCCCAAGGTCAAACTCCTTGTTGGCAGCCACCGCTTGTGGAAGCGTCGTCACAAACGACACCATGCTCTGCAGGAAGCCACCGACTGCGGACGGGGCGCTTCTATCAGGCTGCAACTCTTGGATGGCGTCGTACATCGACTTGCCCTCACCAAGCACCTTTGTGAGGGTCTCAAGGACACCCTGCTCGGAGGTAGCGGTAGCCTCGTCCTCGACGTCGTACACGTCCTGCGGCTGGGTCGGTGGAGTCTGCTGGGCTTGCTTGATGGCGTCGTACGCAATCGGGTTCTTGGTGACAAGCTCCAGATTCTTCTTGGACTCCTCGACCACCCCCTTAACCTCGGGGTCAGTGCGCAAGGCTTGGTCTGGGGAGATGCCGTGCTTGAGCATGGACAAGCGGATAGCCTGACTGACTTTGGCAGCCTGACTGGTGTCAAACGTATTGGCAGCCATCTGAGACAGTCGCACGTACTCATCAATGTACCCCCGCTCCTCAAACTGTTGCTTGAAGTACGGGAGCGTGTCTGCGCTAGCGCCTATAGCGTTAACCGCTACACGGGCGGCCTCGTGAGCCATCGGGGAGTTGATGCGCACTGGCGGCGGTAGCATCACCGGCCGCTCGGGCATTGCCAACTCTTGTTCTTCGTCCTGCGGGCGAGGTTCTAACATGCTGTGTTAATGGTGTTACCGTGGGTTATGGAAACTGAGGAGTGTGCACGCCCATAGCGTTAGCCTGAGTCGTATACCCAGCAGTGGCCTTGGCGTTGTAGGCATACGTGCCCTTACTGCTACTCCAGTCTATGCCACCGCTGCTAAGAAAGCTGCCGGCAGAGCTAATGAGGCTACCGATACCGCTCTGAAGGGCGTCGTACTTGGCTGCCTGCGCCTCTAGCTTCTGGATGGACTCATTGCGGCGGAACAGCTCTTGGTTGACCTTGAGCGCGCTCCGAGCCTGCACCTGAAGGGAGGTCATGACACCAGACACGCCAGAGGTGCTCTGTGTGCCGGCCCCGGAAGCTACGCCACTCATGGCAGCTACCGCTTCCTGCTGAACATAGTCTGTTACCACACCCTTGCGGAGAATGAGGTTCTGAATAGCCCGGGACTGCTTGGCTAGACGGCGAGCCTTGCGTTTCTTTTTGGAGGAGCCAAATCCAAACACGCCCCCAATGGCCCCAAGCGTCCCGCCAATAATGGCCCCGCCCACTGCGCCTATCGGGCCACCGGCTGCTCCGATAGCCGCTCCTGCGGCTGCGCCACTGGCGGTCCCGCCGACTACGGACGTACCGGCGCTTACTACGCCTTCTGTTCCGGCGCTACTCATTACACGCGTCTCCCAATCTTATAGTAAATGGCGTAGCCAAGTAAATGAAAGTCCTTGTCCGCCTCTCCGTAAAACTTAAAGTGCAGGCTCTTGCCGCGACCCCTGACCTTGAGGCGGCTTATAACAACCGGTTGACCGTTGTCCGTAGGGCTGCCCAAGAACATGGACTGCGTACGGTACGCCTGCTGTGGGGCGGACGCCCGGCCGGTCAGGTTAGTGTCCGTAAAATCCCATCTAGGCTCGACAAACACACTAGATGAATTCACCAGTGCGCCGTTCCCGTCCACGCCCGTCTCTGTACGTCTAGAGTATACGTGTACCACAGGGGCTTGCCGCTTGTGCGCGAAGTCCTTGGGCACCTCTGCTCCACCTATCCCATCGTACGCTGTAATGAGGTACGGGATGGGCTGTCTGCCGTCTGCGTCGTAATAGAACGTGTGGTCCATGTCCATGATGGCCACAGCGGACACACCAATGTCCTGCACGCTAGCAATGAACTTGACCTTCTTGTTGTCGTTGGCACCGTCGCCGGCCCGGGTGATTAGCGCCCCCTTAATCCAGATGCCTAAGTTGCTCACTGGGTACGGAAGACTGATTGGATACCAACCACTGTTACGCACATCGAACACCAGTGCCCGTTCGTACCTGTCTCGGTGGAAGGTGCCGTCATAGTCCCAGCCATGAAGTACATAGAGCTTCTGTAGGGCGTAGTCATAAACGATCTGTACCTCTGCCTGCACGCCGTCAGGAAGGGCGTTCCAGTACGTGCGCAGAGTGGCGTCTATCATGGGATTAGACGTTAGCAGGCCCGTAGTCTCTGATGTAATTATCGTATACAGTCCACGAGAGGAGGTGTATGCGATACCAAAATCAGTGCGAGCGATGCCGGCAGCGCTGAGGCAGTCAACGTCGGAGAGCTTCCGAACGCTGAAGTTGTTGGCGCTGAACGGAGCCCTGCCGCCAGTAATTTCGTACACACCGGTGGCTGACATAACCAGTATGGAGTTCTGCAAAGGGACTAGCGCCCGCACGCCGGATAGCCCCGGAACCTGAATGGTGCCACCATCACTAGGCACCACCATAGACCGGAACTCGTCCGTGGGATCACCTGCTTGGTAGCATCTGCCGTACTTCTCGTAGTCCGTAACACTATTCAGCACAATCTGAGAAAACATCACCGTGTCAGTGAACGGAGCCGAGTCCAGCCCAGCGTACCAGATTCGACCAGCAAAGAAGGCTATCGCAGTGGGACGAAGATCAGTAACCACACCGGTAACCTCATTGAGGATCGGGTCAGTGCCTGCGGTGGTGGGACCGGTCCACGTCATCAGCCCGGGGTTATCATACGCGTTATTGTACACAAACTTAGCCACTGGAATTCGTATAACCAGAGTCGCTCCAGTAGTGCCGGGGCGCGCATCGTACACCCCAGTCATCTCCACAGTGCCGCCCACGTCCCCCGGACCGTCGTACCAAGTAACGTACCCGCCAGTGACCTCGACCTGATCTCCGGGGACTATGCTGTGCGGCAGCGGGAGCGTCATGGTTACTTTTATAAACCCAGTGGTGTCCCACTCCGACTCCAGCAGGGTTACAGTGGCATCCTGAGCGCCGAGGCCGGAGCCGATGGTGCCGTACGACGTATTGAACGGGTTAATCAGTATGTGCCCTTGCGGCGCACTGGCCTCCCCAAAGACCTCAGCCTCCAGCTTAGACGAGGAGTAGGATTTGGTCCAGTCAGATGGGTTAAACTCACTGTTGGATATGTTCTTCCCAGACTCAGCCTTCTTTGAGTACCCCATCCAAGGAATCATGTTCTTGGCTGGGTAGTACCCCGTGTCAGCGAAGAACCTCAGGTACCCGTCAGTGGTGGCCGAGCCAGTCTTCCACCCACGATTAAGTAGGTTGTACTCATGCGAGGACGTAAGAGTGGTGGGCTTTACGTTAAGTGCCACTTCATCAGGGATGCCAGAAAAGTCGCGTACGCGCAGCGGAATCTCTGTGATCTGCAAGGACCCGTCAACCAACTCCACGTACAGAGGCGATACATACTTGCCGGAAATGAACAGAACGCCCTGATGTGAGGCGAAGGTGACCGGCTGACCGATGACGTCATTAATTTCGTCAGTGGTTGCCCAGTCCATGAGGGATATGGTAAAGGTGCGCTTGTTTGCGCTGAGTGTTTCCGAGTCGTCATAGAAGTGAACCGTACCACCAAGCTTCACAACCTGAATGGTGGCAGAGGTATCCCCGCCCGGGGACTCCCACTGAAACACGTTCGTACGAGCAAACGCCCCGAGGTCGTTAACCTCAGACGTATCGAACCGCACCCCGCCCGTCTCGTCGGCTATGGCGCGTCTGCGCCTGCGGGAACCATCCCGCATAATCTCCATGTTCTCCTCGTCTACAGTGACCCCCTCTGGGGCGTTGAGAGGAGATACCTCCGTGTTCAGGCCGCCGTTTAATACAAAGAACGGCTTCTCGAACGGGGCTTGGCCAACGTCCTCGCGTCTACGCACTAGCGCTAGCGCCCTCTACTGAGGCGGTGTATCGGTCCTTATGCGCCTTGCGCGCGTTGCGCGAAGCCACTGCTTCACTCGCGTCCCACGCATAGGCCAGCCAAGTATCAAGCGCGCGACAAGCGCGGTTATAACTAGTCCACATAGTGCCAAGATTAAAAGGCGTCTTAGGGTATCCCCGTGGCTTAACGAACTCGCCCTCGTCATTTACGTTAAACAGTTCATACAACGAGCCACCTCCGGGAGCTACTCCCATTGCCCACCGCTTGCCGGTGGGGTCTGTACGTGTGGCTAGGCCACGCTCTTTAGTCAAGAGTTCGGGGGCTTGGTCAGCCATCAATGTCTCCTCTTACGGCCATAGTCAGGTAACGGTGTGCTAGTGCTGTTGGTGTCAATGTGCTTCGTTCTTTGGGAACGCACACGAGAGCGCTGTGCCTGCTGCTCAACCTTTGGCGTCACGCCATCCTTCCACAGGTCCTGTGCCATTGCTATACACTCATTGCGCAACAGAGACATGTACCGGGGCGACAGCGATATTGGAGTGGTATCGTCCAGAACAAGGACGGGCTTGCCCTCCCCGTAACAGTTGGTCTTTGACCCCTGCAGCACGGCGTCGTAGTCTGCGTTGTAGGCGTCAAACACAATAGTGGTATCATCGAACGTAGTCCACATGCTGGGGGCGCGGTCAGTGAGCGCCCGTACTGTGACAGTGCCAGTTACCTGATAATCCGTACCGTCGCCACGACCAGAGACGTTCTCCATGAACGCGTCTGGGGTGCAGTACATAACAGTCTCATAGCTAGTGGGGTCATCTGGTCCGGAGACGTCGTACTTGATCCACTTGATCGAGTGAAACCCCGGGGGGATGGTCATGAGCACGGGCGTCCCTGTAGGCGCAAGGTGGAACAGGGTCGCGGTGGATTTGATGCTGTACTCGTCTACAATGTTATCGTAGACGTTCTTCACCAACCTAGCGGCTGACTGCGACTCGGTAGTGTCCCCTATGCTATTAACTTCGTCTGAGTCAATGGCGGAGAGCATGTCCTGCACAACGTCTAGTACAGTAGTGGACATGATTATTTACTCCCGTGCTGTATGTACTTCACTAAATCTAAAATCTGGTTTGAGATGTGCTTTGTGTGGTCATCGATACGATCGCCTAATCGCTCAAGAGAAGCGTTTAGGTCTTTGCGTATGGAGTCGTGAGCAGCGGCGTCTGTGGTGGTATGCTCCTTAAGGGAGCCCTCTAACAACTCGACTCGCTGCTCGTTCTTGCGTATGCGATCACCCTGTTCACTCCACAGGCGGGCTCCAAACGCACTCACGATAGCTGCCAACCCTGAGATTGTCCACGTAGCAGCCTCTCGAAAGCTGACAGGTTCATCCATTGTGCCTCACCATAGGTGTACATGTGAGCTTATGGAGAATTGGCATACGCAAACCCGTTCCCACTATTTGAGATGACTGTTCCAGCAGAGTTCATGACATACACCCAGTTGTAATTAGTCGGGATGTTAGTGCCCTCGCTGGCCACAATACGAGTGTTTATCCACTCGGAGGGCTTTAGCAGGAAGCGTCCGGTACACTCCGTCAACGTTGCGGAATCCCCCAAGAACACACGAGCTCTAGTGTTGTCCACGTATAGGCGGGATATGTCGTTAATGGCAGTAAAGGTACCTACGCCCGACGTAAGCCCCGGCTGGAACTGCGCCGTGCCCATTGTGTACGTACCATCTGGGCGTGCCGGCCTGTCAGATTTGGTCATAATCTGAGTTCCGGCCATTGTGACTGTAGTAACACCGTCCGCTACGTACGCTGGAGATACCGTATTAAACCTGTAATACGTCTCTACGTTAATCTGATTACCGGGATCAAGTCTACCAGACGGATTGGTAGAGTATGTCCACTCATCGAAGGGGAACGACTCTCCAGAGTAAGGGTCTACGTTGAGTTCCCAGTAAATCCCAGTCTCGTCGTAGTGATACGATGTCGTATACCGCCGCGAGGTGCCTATATCGTAGTTTGCCACAGTGTCGGTAAGACTAGCCCTGTGCCCTGCGCGATGGCCCTTGACCTGCACATCATGTGCGCTCAGCCCGGTTAAGCGGTACCAGTGAGACATGAACACACCTTGATCCGGACTGCCTACCCACTTTTGCGGGTGTGGAAAGGTCTCTCCGTTAGGGTCGTCAGCAAATTTGGTTGTCCGTAGAGCCTTGGAGCCCCCCACACCAGCCCCAGCAACTACGTGGCACTGGGCGTTGGTCATCTCTGCGTTCCAAAGGTCGAATCCGCAAGCAGCCAAACCCGCACCATCAGCAACAGCACCAAACGTCTGCATCCACACGGGCGCTGCCGGAGTTTTTGTGCCAAACCCGGTACCAGTGATGGTCATGATCCCAGTGGATACGCTGAGCGTAGCTGAAAATCCGCCACCGGGGGGATAATTTACATCATGACTAGCCAAAACTGGATTGCCAGAAGCCCCGTTAGGCCAACCGTGCGAGATAAGTATGGCGTTATCTGTGTTCGGGTAGTGGCTAGTTAATACTATACTGGTCATGAGGCGGCGATGACTCCCCACGGCAACCACACACTGCCCACGCAATACACCCAGCCAATGTTCCCGCCCGGGACAGGTGCTGAGTGCCAGACTATAGTACCGACAGCAGGCGTAGAGGTAGGGATGGTTGACGAATACGTCGGATAGAGATCCAACGTCATAGTATTAATCGACCCTAGAGCTGAATCTAGGGCTAGTTGAGTATCTCGTAACGACGCTCCCGGGGTGTCCCCATACGGGGAGCCGGGTGTTACTGCGCTTGCGCCTGAGTCCAATACTATTCTAGCCACTAATGATTACTCCGCAAAATGGTAAGCTTTACACGAAAAGGACTGGCGGCAGACTCTTGATTCCTGCTTTCCAGAGAGTTCGCATCTCGTCCATGATGCGCGTAGCTTTAGCTAGATCTATGGTTGGACGCAACTCCAAGCAGATCCAACCCTGACATACAACTGAGTCTTCTGTTGGATTGTAATCGCCAAACTGCACCCCGCTAATGTCTTGGGGAGCGACTGCTCCAGTGTCTGTCCATGTGCCGCCTACGACCCACCCAGACCCTGCGTTATACAAGAAAGTAAATGTATTTGTCGGAGAGGAGTACCAAAGACCAAGGGAGACTACTGTGTTGGGAACAGTGGTGGCCGGAACCGAGACAACGGCCCTATAGCTCGCGTAGTCGTCCGAAGTACCTGTCCATGAGCCGTGGCAATCTATGTCCCCATTAGATAGCTGGGTAAACTGTAGAGACATTCCATAGATGCCGGCGGCATCGTACAAGTATTGAATTGCCGGGGCGTTAGTAAGAACTACATGCTGTGCAAAAAATATGTAGTCGTAGGTACTACCTGATGGTCGAAAATCACTACCGTACATCCAGTTATGTTTAGCAGGATCAGTGTCATCGACCAATGGGCCAAAGAACTGACGAGAATACCCACCGTTAGCCTCATCTCCTGTTCCCGGGCGTATATCAAGCTCAGCTGGGAATGCTCTGGGAACGCTTCCAAACTTGTCAGGACGGGAATAGAACTCGAATGGAACCAATTCTGCAGTATCGCTCTGCGAGGTTACCGCCCGGCCATCGCCTGTGCCCTCTACAGCTACAACCGCACGGTGAACCTCCTGTAGTCCACGAGGCCCGCAATCACTAGCATCAAACGGCCAATACCACAGGGCAGTTCCGTCTATCGTTTTTGTTTGATAATCTCGGTGATTCAGGGAACGTACTATATCGAGTCCAGCCAAGTAGGTAGATGGCCCAGCAATGTTGAAGCTAGCCGTGACCCCGGGAGCTGCGTCCGCATAAAGTGCAAATAGTACTGAAGTCCCCGTAGTGCCGTTATTGAGGATCAGTTCATTGATGACGTCCGTTACATCGATTGGATACGTAGTAAGCGCCGCGAGGGTCTGCGCGGCGTAGGAGGTAGTCCAACCGGGGGATGTGTACAAACCTAATGCGCAGTCTACTGTGGCGGTCGGCAGACTCGGGGAGATAGCATTTACTGCGTGAATACGGAACGTAGGACTACCAGACACTACAGCCGTAGTCCTGATTCGCAGGGTGGCGTTAGCTACTAGTTGCGTAATTGGAGTAGTGATTGCAATCCACAATCCGCCTATAGTATCGGCTCCTGATGCGTTCTGCCCCCAGCCGACATTGGTGTTTGAGAATGACTCAGGACCAAACACTGTAGTGTCGGTCGGAAAATCGCCGTACGTCTCTGGGTCCGAGGTAAGCGCTACCGTGCTTCGGCTAAAGGAACTGCCTGTGGTCGCCGGTGCGTCTGTCTTGACTGAAAAGATTTCAGGGGCGCTGATCGCAGAATCCAACGTCCACGGCACACCTAGCCCACCATCGCCGAACTTAAGTCCGTAGTGTGCTGGATGCTGGCCCTTGTACTCGTAACCAAGTACATCTGTGATGTACAACTTCCATACATCATCTATTGATCTGTTAGTGTTACCTGTAGCCTCGTTAATGGCCTGATAGAAGCCATCAATACTAACGGGCTTTCCGGAGTCCGTGCACAGGGACACGATATCTGGATCGGCAAAATTGGGAGGGTATGTACTCAACCTGTGAACACTCCTAGACGGCAGTTAGGGTAAAGGTAGTGGGACGGGGGTAGTTGCCCCCGTCCCGTGTAGGCACTACTTACGTGGGCTCGGTATACTCAACGATAATCTGGAGAGCACCAGCGCTGTACGCGGCTTCCGACGTGGCCACAACCACCACCGGACCGTTGGCTACAGCGGCTTTGCCGAGCGAGGCACCGTTGCCGGTAGGACCAAACACCAGCACCTTGCCGGCTGGGGTCAGGTCGCCCACTGCCGAGTCGGTAGTAGTGAGAAGCGCGTCCTGATCCTGTACAGTGAGCACCCCAGTGAGGGCGTTGATGGTATAGAACCCAAGCTGAAGATCGGCGCTAGCGCCGGCCGCAGCGGTCTTGACCACCACCGTAACCTTGTTGACCACCGACCCGTTCTTGAGGGTGGGGGCGTTCGCGTAACGACCAAGGCGAGCGGCTGCTACGGTGTTGGTGTTAGAGAACACCTGCGTAGCAAGGTCATCCAACTCAAGGATAAGCTCCTTAGTAACGCCGCTAGTGCGCACTACCGCCGGGTTCTCGTCATCTACCGTTCGCCGGCCGAAGCCGACAGCGAGGCCATCACTGACCCAATAATTACTCTTAGGCATAACTAATAGCCTCCTATATTAAACAACAACAAGCGTGCTGGAGAGCACCACAACGAGGTTTTCCGGACGATAGACCTTCAGACCATAGCGGGCGGTCGTCAAGTACTCCTCGCGCTGGAAGTCCTTGTTGTACTCAGAGTCAACCTTCGGAGGCTGACGCCAAGCGCCGATAAACGGCAGGAGCATCGGATCTGCAGCGGACATGAACACGTTACAGACACCAGCAGCACTGTCCGAGACGGCCACGGAACTGATACTCTCTTGGCCACCAGAGCTAGCCGCAGCGAGGTAGTTCGACACGTACACGTCAAAGCCGTAGATGTTACGACTAAACCGCGCACCCGAGCCGATACCGGACGCGATGATACCACCCCACATCGGGTTATTGCTCACGCTAGTGAGACTGGACAGGGTGTTCATCGTGTACTCGACAGACGGGTCTACAATGGCGATCAGAGACTGGCCCGGCACGTTGGCCTTCTTGAGCGAGTACAACGCCTTGGCAAAGTCAACCACGGACATCGGCCGCTCGCCGCTGATGGCGTCACCGCTGGCCGTCCAGCGATGGCTGGCGCCGTTGATGGCATTGGTGTCACCAGCAGTCTGACCACCACTTGCACCACCGGCCGCAAGTCCGTAGATGTCGGACTCAACTCGTTCAGCCAGCGCCCGCGCCTGAGTCGGGATAAACGAAGCCTCAAGCTGAGCGGCGTACGCCAAATCCTGACGCGCCTTCTGCGTGATGTACGTACCGCTCTGCAGGTACTCGGTGATGGAGAACTGAAAGTTACCGGTATCAAGCGAATCGTACTTGGCTGCGGTATCTTCCGTGTAGTTGCGAACCGTACCCTCACCGATAGACGGAATGTTAAGGAGGTCGCCGTTAAAGTCGGAGATCCAACGAACATGGCCCTGACCAGTAAGCTCGTCCTGCAGGATCTGCTTAAGCTCCTCGGACCATACCTGAGATCGCGTAAGGTGCGAAATACCACTCGTGATAGATGACATATCTATTTGTTCCTCTAATTAATCGTATCCACAAAACTATCTCCGTACTTGACCATATCAGCTTTGCGCTGTGCCTGAAGGGCGGCATCGTTGTAGAACTTGGTAATGCCCATCTCCCGGCGCTTGGCGTTGTAGTAAGACAACTTACGCTCACCAGAATGATTCGTTCCATTGAGTGCTTCGGTGTTTACTTTGCTGTTAGGCAGCCTAGTATTCGGAGTTCCATTAGGAGCCTTGCCAACAATCAGCTCAACGAGGGCAGCAGGGGACTTCTCCGACATATCGCGTACCTGATCGGCCGAAAGGCCGAGTTCGGTAGTGCGCGCTGCAAGAATCTCTCTAGCAACCTTGGCGTCACCGCCAGCTACTTCCAGAAGCCTCTTGTTAACGCTCATGCGATTTGCCGTAGCTACCTCTGCAGCACGTTCCGCTGCGGTGGTTGCCTTAACAAGGCGAGTAATGTCCTCTAATGAGACAGTCTTGGGGGCGGTCCCCGCGTCTGAGTCTTCACTGTTGCCGCTAGGACGTTTGTTCAAAGCTTCAAGAACCTCGGTGAGTGTATGTTGCGTAGCAGCCTTCTCAGACGCAGCCAAGAGCTTCTCACGCAGGTCTGCGTTTTCCCTCTGGACTTGTTCAATGAACCTGTCTGACTCAAGCTTACCAGCAGCAAGCGCTGCGATATCCTTGAACTTCTTACCTTCTCCAACAAGCGCGGCGACTGGATCGGATGTCGGGCCAGTGACGCCCTCAGTCTCCTGAGAGCCTGCAGGTGCGGCGATAATGTCTTCGGTAGTCTTGGCGGGGTCTGTTGCCATAGTGATTAATTCTCCGTGGTCTGGGGAATGAGTCGATAAACGTCTTGCAGAGCCTTCTTGTAACCTTCGCTGTATAGAAGCTCGGACGTAAACGCCGGGTTACTAAAATTAAACTCGGCAATGTGCCGCTCTCGGTAAAGGTCGGAGAGCAGTTTCGTGAGCGCTCGCCAGATCATGGTCTGACTCTTGACTTGCGCAATGAAGTCGGCAGTGGCCTTGGCGTCTGTAGTCCCATTAGCGCGGGACCACGCAGACAAACTGGCACCTGCCGTGGCGGTGGCCGTAAGCCTGATGTCAGAAGGATCTAGCTGCATACGTTACGCCAGTTCCTCCGCATCAGTTGGAAGGGGATTCTCTTCCCCGTTAATGGTTTCGTCAAGCACCTGACTATCCATGCCAGCCTCTTGGCCAACCTGAGTGGTTATCACGTTCTGTACCCGCTGAGCCTCTGCTGTCTCGTACAGTCGGACATGGGGTTCGACGAGAGAGTCGGCACCCGAGCCCAAGTTGATGCTGTCAACCAACAACTCGGCCATCTTCTGGCCCGAGATGTGGACATTAACCGCCGGGTCTTGATACACAGACGAGTTAGACAAATTCGTGAGATTCTGGACAATCTGCGCCTGCTTGGCGAAGTGTCTAGCACCTACAGGCACCAACCTGCCCTTGGCGGACAGATCCGCTTGGGTGAGCTGCAGAAAGTCAATTATACCACTCTCATTATCCTGAGTACGTATAATGTCGTCAGGACGTACATTCTGACGCCCAGCGACCAGCATCTGGTTAAGCGCATCCTCGATGAATACTTTCTCAAAGTACTGGACTTTGCTCTGGTAAATACGACCAGCCGCGTTCTCAAGCGAAGACACTTCGTACGCCGTCTTCTCTCCGGGGGTCCGGATACCCATAGCCTGTTTCGGCGCACCAGCCAGTTCCTCCATGAGGTTCATGTACTGGGCTATTTGAAGATCGGCGTTCAGGGCGGTTGTGTCAGGGCTTAGGACTTTTACGTCCGACTCCGTGTCACCAAAGATGCGCTGACCCGGCCCCCACGACCAGTCCTCGACGTACCCTTTCTGGTACACAACCGGCGTGGCGATTTGGTCGAACACGTCGGCCTTTAGGTTCTCCAAGTGGTCGATGCGGTACTGCAGTCCAACAAGATTGTCCAGCGGCCCCTGAGCCATCAGGTTATCTGGGCGCAAGCGCCAGCCCACGTGGATCTTGTTAGATTTACCGAGCCAACTAACGAGTGGTTCGTTGCTGAGGACAAACATCTTGTCCATGACGATGATGCGCCGATTCCTGTACAGCGTATCCGTCTCAGAGTCGTAGAGGTCGCCCTCGAACTCAAGCAACTCTACCAGCCCAGAGGTCAGGTACGCCTGAATGCTTCCAAACCCGTCAAATGAGATACTCTCAGTCTTGATCTGGTCTTGCGAGTAGTTAGCCAAATCGGTACGGAGAGCCGTGACCTTATCAATGGCTGCCTTGGCGTACTCGGCGTTGGGCGTAGTTTGGAGGATCTCCTCAAGCTGCCCAAGTGACAAGTACCTGCGCATAATCTTCGGGGCGTCCTTAAACGACGGGGCCGTGATGTCAAACATGATGTCATACGGCGAGATGCGCTGAAGCTTGGGGCCCTGATACACCGAGACTATTGAGCCATCAGGGAGCTCGTGGGTCTCGTCAGTGAACACAACTTCGGCAAAGACGTTACCGTAGTCAATGAAGTCGTACACGCACCGACTGACTTCAGTCTGAAAATCCGACTGGCGTAGCTTAGCTACCATATACGCCTTAATGGCGTCTACTTTCTTCTTCTTGACAGATTCGCGGTCTTCGCCAATCCAGTTGAAGAAGATGTCTGTAGGAAACAACGACGCCATGTAGTTGGCGTGCAGGTTATCTCGAATCTGACAGAGCTTGGGTGTGGTGGTTGAGTTCTTCCACGGCAGGGTACTGTTACTGGTCTTCGTGGTGTCGGTGGCAAAGATGTACTCACGCACCTCAGCGACACTTCGCTCCCATTCTACACGTGAGCTTTTCCAAGACTGCCACAGATTGGCGATTGTGCTAGCAAGCACATCTGCTTGGGCAATGTCTCGGATATCGACAACCTTCTTAACCACGGTATGCTACCCCACCGAACCTAGAGTGTGTGGTGATGTTAACAACATTAGACCGTTCACGCTCCTTGGGCGCAACGCAAATAGACACTGCGCTGGCTAGTGCGTCCTTGAGGTCGTCGTGGCGTGGATGTTCTTGCTTCAACTCGTCCTCCAAATCGGAGATAATGCCGCCGGTGTAGTGCCAGATCGCCTGATTCTCGTACCGCGGAGCTAGGATAGAGTGGATACGCTCAGCCTTGATGCCATCGTTCTTTATAGGGCGGTGCTTCTCGATGGAGAGACCATACCCGGACTCCCGGATACGCACCTTTAGTTCCTCGACGATAACCTCTTGGGCTACCGTAACCTCGGCCTTAAGTTTCCGAAATCCCCATTTCTGATGACTTGCAATAAGCGCGTCGAAGTAATCAGAAATACGGTTACTGCGGAACCTGTCCATGTCTAGGACGTAGATGGCCCCAGTGCTGTCAACGCCCACTACCGCGATAGCTGTGAAGTCTGCCTTAGACGACAAACTAAAGGCAAAGTCAATAGCAGCGTAGACGTTTAGTGGACGCCCCTTCAGCATCCAAACCCCGCTAGTCTTCTCCAAGTACTTCTTGTCGTACGTCTGGAACAGATCTGAGCTTATGACCTCGTTATCCGGGTCATTGGGGTTGTTGTAGTACTGGGCGCGGAACTGGGACCTGTCTAGGTACTGAGCGCGCTTACGCGCTAAAACCTTTTGGTCAAACCCGAACCAGCGCCCATCGTAACGTTGCTGCCTAGGCCAGAGATACGTACCAGTACCGTCCCCTACGTCCTCCACTTCCCGCTGGTAGACCTCGTAGACGGGCTCTTGGGACACCAACGCTCCGGTCTCGTCGAACTCCTCAGCCATCATGTCGATCTGGGAGCCGTACAGGTCCTCTGCGTGATAGCGCGTCCCTACGGTCCATTCTTGCGCGTCTGCGGACTCGATAGAGGCCAGAAGACTATACTGCTCCTTGACCTTCTGTCGGCCCTCCCGAGTGTACGCGTTCTCCTGCACAACCACGTCATCCAAGACAGCAAGCCCGCAGTGCATACCGGTTAAGCTTGTAGTAAGTCCACCAGTAAATATCGTCGGGTCACGAACGCCTTCTGCTGCTCGGATTGGGTGGTCTACGGCTATCTCGCTTGTAGTCCACTTCTCCCGCTTTCCGTCGTCTAGGTTGACCATCTCCGGCCAGTAGCGGCGGTATATCTTGCTGGTCAGAATGTCCTTGATGAACTTAAGCTGCTTCTCAGCGAGGTTCGCGGTAGACGAAATATACAGAACCGTAAGGGCAGGGTTCTTGGTTATAGCCCACGCTACACGGTAGGCGATCAGCGCTGACTTCTGGTGATCTCGCGGCATCAGAGTCAGCTGATGCGTCTTTGCGTCATCCCTAGTCCACCAGCGTATTAGATCCTTGTGGCACTCACTGAGTACACGATGTGGAGCAATGAGCCGAATAAACGCTAGAAGCGAATCCTCGGCTGCTTGCTTAATTTCATCGTGCTTGGAGGACATTAGTCGAGCGTGATTCGCTTAACCATCAGGTTTACACGAAACTCATACGTGTTCAGTGCGCCGCGGACCATTGCTACCTTGAGTTTCTTGCCAGATTCCACGCGCATAAATTGAGTTCGTGTGTAAGTAGTCATGAGCGCAGTTGTAGTAACAATAGGCTCCAGTTCCCCCACTTCAAATGGGTTGAGTGGTTCGTCGTGTATCGTCACATAGAACGACGAACTAGTGGTGCCACCAGTCCTATTGAGGACGATGGTAACTGTGACCTCATACCAGCACGTGGCCCCCGGAGCTACAGTTATGCCTGTGGTAGTTCTAGTCGCGTCACCAAACACACCACCAGTGTCGGCTCCAAACGGAACGTATATCATACTACTACTACTCATGCCAGTGGTGTCGATCCACTGAGCACCTATACCCGGACCGCCGGTATCAATAGTTCCGCCACACGCTGGGAACCCGCCAGTGCCCGGAGCTCCGGGCGGGACTGCCCACGCCCCGTCACCACGCAAAAACGTAGTTCCGTTTGCAGTACCGGTGCCCAGCACTGCTCGATTAGGCACAAGGCCCGTTGTCAACTGGCTGGCGTTTAGTCCGGAGCTTGTGGTCAGTACGGGTGACCCGGCAAGACTGCTACTCCACGTACCGTCACCTCGTAGGAAAAGCCCGGCCGTAGGCGTACCAGTTCCTAACTTGGCCGTAGATAGAACACCACCACCACCCCCGTTAATGGCGGTAGCACTTACAGAGGTAATTTCCCCCTCACCATGCGAGTGGGCCACAGTGGGCACGTTCAGCAAAGCGCGAGTAGCTGCCTCGTTAGCCGAGGCGATAATCTGACGACCATTGGCCGTGCACGTGAGCTCTTGCGGTACGCCCGGGGTGCCACCCACACCAAGGATCGTGTCAGCAGCGATCTGCTGATACCGGCTATGCGTGACGGCCTGTGCGGCTATCTCAGCCGTACCTACCTCGTTGAGGATAGCCAAGTCACCAAGCGACAGCACTCCACGTGCGGCAGTGGGACTTGAAGCAGCCAAGATACCCCGGCCAGTGGCGGTACACGGAATCTCGGTAGGAGCCCCAGACGAGCCGGTGGTACCAAGCACAGAGTTAGCTGCGATGGTCTGGTACTTGGCGTGAGTGACGTTACCGTCGCCGATAGTCCACGTAGCGCCGCTATCCGTAACGTCGATGTCTCCGTACGTGCCATTGGGGGGCAACGAACCTCCCGGCCCATCCACAATGGCCCACGTGCTATCGCCGCGGAGGTACGTGGTAGAGTTGGCGGTACCCGAACCAAGGCGAGCGGTGGACACGGTACCTGACGTGATGTTACTTGCAGCAATGTCGCGGGTGTTGAGGAGCCACGTTTCCCCGTCATTGGAGACGGTGATGTCCCCCTTGTTGCCATCCGTCACTCCGACAGTAGCACCCTCTCCGACACCCATCGAGGCTAACTGGCCCACCGTAACGGGTTCCGTAGATCCCACTCCCGGCTGGAGGTTAAGGATGCGGTAAGAGTTCATGTCCAGATTCGCTTCCATCGCGTTCGGGCCTTCCCCCGTCCTCGACAAGAACGTATCACTTTTGGATTCAATGACGGCATTGTTGGCATTAATCGCCGTTGTGGCGGTAGTGCCGTTAGTTACATCGGTGAGATTTATCTTAGCCAAGTTCCAAGATCCTCGCTAAATCGGCGTCGGTGTCCTCAGGAGCCACCTGATTGAGCACAGGCGCTTTTGGAGGCCGACCCACTGGGTTGGTATGGGTTTCGGGAGATTGTTCGTCAGAGCGCGTTTTATTGCGTCCTGTGGCACGTTTGGGGGGAGATGTGACTTCCATGAGCTTCTTGGCGGCCGCAAGGGCACTTGAGGACTCGTAGGACCCCGAAAGCTCGATTATCTTTTTCGTGGCCTCCGAGAGGAGGCGGGTCTTCAGCTCTTCGCGCCATTGCTCTACAATCGGGGCGAACCAAGAGGTCCCACAGAGGTGCTGCCAGTGCTCCCAAGAACCGAGAAGCGATACTGCAGCGGTGTACTCTGTGGGGTCGTTTGCGTCAAGGTAGATCTGGCGGGCACTCGGGAGGCCGTACCGGGACTCCTCGGCGAGGGTGTACACGGCGGTGTACGGGCTCAGGGAGTGGCGGGTCTCGTGGAAGATGGCGGAGGTGAGATACCGGCCACGGGTGTCGCGGACCTTGGCGGTGATGTTTACGGGAACGGTGGTGGCTTTGGGGGACACGAGACGGAGACCCGGTGGGGTTTCCGGCGAGTAGGGGGGATAGACGGTAGTGTCGGGGCTGTTATCAACAGCCACGGCGGTGAGTACGTTCCCTCGCTCCTCCTCCGAGGCCGACCGGCCAGAGCCGGTACGGGTTTCTACCCCTCCCATTCCAATCCTCCAAGCATAAGCCCCGCAAGGGGCTAGTGGTGATTATTCGGTTAGTATTATATAATATATAATTATATATATA